TTGCACTGTCGAAACCCGGAGAGGTGCCTGAGTGGCCGAAAGGAACAGTTTGCTAAACTGTCGTACTGGAAACGGTACCGCGGGTTCGAATCCCGCCCTCTCCGCTTGTATAACCCTGATAATCAGTCAGTTGGAAACGTAGCTGCCAATTTCCGGACAGCTATGTTAAGTTACAAACACATTAAGATTTACGACGCAGAAGGAGATTTATCAAAAGAATGGTATGTCTCCTTCTACTTTTTAAAGCCGGTAGAACTCCAGAAGGCCGGTTCCTCACTCTACAAAAGGTTCAAAATTTTTGAATCTATCAATACTTTTAAGACAGTTAGATCCAGAAGAAATCAGATTAAGGTCGTTTACAATAGTATAAAAGAACTTCTCGAAAATGGGTTTAATCCGTTTACCCAATTCAAATATTCTAAGATCACTGGAAAATATTCAATTTCCCAATGTATTGATGAATATCTTGAGCGCGTTAAACCTGATCTCAAACCAAAATCCTACAAATTATATGATGGAAGGTTGAAACTTTTTAAAGTTTTCCTGGAGGAAAGTAATTTAGGAGATATGGATATTTCCCATCTTACTAAGCAGCATATCTTTGATTTTGTCAAAATCAATCAGCTACAAAGGAAATGGAGCAATAAGACCTATAATCACTACCTTCAGGCCATTAATACATTCCTACAGTACTATATTGATAACTTTGATGGGTATCTCAAAGAAAATGTATGTTCTAAGGTCAAAAAACTCCAGGTACAGAAAAGGGGTAATAGGCCATTTAGAAATAACACCTTCAAAAATGTTCTGGATTGGCTAAAGGAAAAGGATTGGTTTATGTACCAATTCTGCAGGTTCATTTATTATTCTTGTATGAGACCAGATGCTGAACTGAGATTACTCCAGATCAAACATATTGATCTGATAGGAAGAAAGATCGTAGTGCCTTCAACGAATTCTAAAAGCAAGATTACTCAATATATACCGATTGATGAAGAATTTTTTGGTATTATAAGAGAGATGAATTTAGAAAAATATGACCGAGAATATTTTGTCTTTGGTCTGAATGATGGACCAGCTGAAAAGCCTGTATCAGAGAAATATTTCAGAAAAAGGTTCATGAAGGTGAGAAGATATGTATACATAGATGAACATGTAACTATGTACTCTTTCAAACATACTAGGTGTATACATCTCGTGGAGGATGGTGAGAAACTTCACAATATCATCAAATTAACAAGGCATAAAACCCTAGTTGAACTAATGGATTATTTAAAGGATATGGGGGTTATCCTTGGGGATGAGGTAAAATTAAAGAGTAGGAGTATCTAAGGGTTTTGAATTAAGTCCAATCTTAGAATTGGACATTTAAGATCAAAAAATATATTATCCAAATTAGAGATAAGAAGAAATGAAAGCAAATTAAAAGATCTTAAAAGACAGATGTTTGAATATATTAGGTACGAAGCATTTAAAATAGGGAATTAGTTTAATCATTCTCACAAATATTGTTGGAATCAATTAATTACAATAGAAGTCTTTCCACAAAAATGGGATAAAACTTCAAGGTATCCTTTATGAATTTTTCAGCTTCATCATAAGAATAATGTTCTCTTAGCCAATTTGCATGAATAATTATAAAATCATTCAATTCTTTATCTTCTTTATCCACCATTAAAATTTAATTGGCTTTTATTCAGAAATTCTTCCATTTAAACATTAATCCAATTCCCTATTTGTATTATTTGCAAAAAACCTCTGGCCTGACCAGCAATAATGGAAGCTTGGTAAAAGAAATAAGGCTTCTAAACTTTTTTGATCAATAACAATAGCTTCTTTTTGTCCTTTGGATAATCCTTTAATGTTTCTTTAATAAAGTTTTCAGCTTTTTCTTGAGAGTAATTCTGCTGCAGCCAAATTGCATGTCTCAAAAGAAATTTGTTCAGATCGAATTCGTTATGTTTTTCCATATACAGATGACAAGCATTATAAATATTAATTAGATTTATTTCCCATTCAGGTATTACATTTCCCTACCTTTACCCCCTGCCACCCACAATAGACAAAATATTCCAAGCAATAAACGAGTGCCGTGAGGAAGTGGAAGGCTATGCCCGAAACGAGGACGAAGAAAGTGCACTTCACTGTTTCTATACCCGTTTTGTGGCTAATAAATTGAAGAGTGGGGGAACATCCCGTTTGGATTAATCTTTACTTTTTATTTATCCCAGCTTTAATATCTTCCAATACAAGTTTTAAAATATCTGGGGTATCTTTTAGGAATTTTTCTGCATATTCTATTGCCTCTTTTTCACTTTTCGCTCTTGATAGCCATAGTGCATACTTCGTAACGAATTCTCTTGAATCGAATTCTAAATGATTTCCCATAATTTTTATGTAAACCTAACAAACTAAATGTAAAATGTTTTAAATTATTTTATTTTTTTTTAAAATTAAAACAAATCCATTAACTATATGTTTACCCTATATGAAGATGATTTCAAAAGAGACTATTATATCAACTGCGAAAAATTTATTGTCCGATGGTATTGAAACAAATAGGAAAACCATCACTTTTCCTGTTACATTCAATGGAGAACTATACTATTCTAAAGAGGCGGAAATTATGGAAAATGAAGGTGAAATGTGGACGATGTACACCGTTGATGGCAAACAGTGGTTGATAAGAATTGAAGAAAAAGTATATGATCTGGGAATATATCCGAAAGTTTATACAGGGGATTGATTTAATGACTACCTTACCTAAGTTGCCGGTGTCTCATTCACATTGGTGACCTATTAAGTTCTCTATTACCACATAATCTATGTAAGTACAAAGTTATGTGGCATTCCCTAAGACAGAAAAGGGAATTATTAAATCAACCCTGCAGAATATCGCAGGGTTTTTAAAGGTTTTTTATATTAATGTTAGTGATTTATTGTTCATCCCTGGTCCTATTTACTTTCTCCAAAGTAAATGGATCGGGGATTTTTTTATCTTCATGGTTGGAATACATTTCTTCCCAATTCCTAAAAACCACCAAGCAAGACCTATTAGTATTATTAGGAAACCAATCACCCAACCTATCTTACTATCCAATACCGCCCATACATTAGACTTGCTCTCACTTTCTGCAGACGTCGACGATTCACGCCTATCCATCTGCGCCTGTGTGGCAACTTGCTTGCTCGAAGTATCCTGCTTTTCTTCCTTACGTTCCCGCTCTATATTCTTATGCTCGGTTTCCGTTCCCTTACGACACTTTCAAAATTTGGAAATTTTGCAGGGAATTCTTTTTTTATTTGATTATTTTAACATTTGTTTTTCATTATTCGAGCATTACTTGCTAAGGAGCTCACCATCACAACATGGTGCGCTTTTTTATGATCATTTTTTTCTATATTTATCATGATAATATAAGTCTCAAGACTTTGGTTAATAATTAGTCAGCAAGCCTGCATCTCCAGATCGTGGGCTTGTGTTTTTTAAATAGTTTTATTACATTTAGATGTTTATAAAGCATTGCCATGTTAGTGAGGTCAATGCTGATAAACCATAGGTATAATTAGTAAAGGGTAGCGCTTTCGGGTGCTGCCCATTATTAATAAGAATTATTAAAACTAACATATTAATAGATCAATCCCCAGCAAAGAGATTTGTTGGGGATTTTTTAAATTTCAATTGAACATACAAAGTTCCTAAAGTTTAAGAATACGGATAATGTAAATATTATCTTTGGTTTTTGTTGACCAGAATTGACCAGGAAATTTATTGCATAGTAGTGGGAATAGGTTTAGTTAAATCATTCTTTTAAATAATATTGCCTTAATAGTTGTTAGATAAAAAAAATGGCCTCAACGAAAGTTGAAGCCAAATAAAAATATTGCAAGAAATCTCTTTAAGCAATACGGACATTGATGGCATTTACACCTTTCTGCCCGCGTTCAACATCATATGTAACATAGTCGTTCTCTCTGATATTGTCCTTAAGACCGGTTGTGTGTACAAACACATCTTGACTACCATCATTTGGTGTAATAAAACCAAATCCTTTGGTATTATTGAAAAATTTTACTTTGCCTTCTTGCATTGTTTTTATTATTAAATTTAAAAAATATTGTTTTGGCCAATAGCCATTTTTTTAGAGCAATAGCTCCAATAATCTTCGTCTACAAAAAAATGATGGGCAAAATTGGGATAAAAGAATTGCTCCCAATTAGAATTCACAGCATATATATGAAAACAAATTAGCATCTGAAATTACTAAACTAAAATAGAAGGGAAATCCAATCGAATTCAGAAAGCGCAACTAATGCCTGATTAATATCAAAGGTAAGAAAAAATTTTTAAAATACAAATATTATTTTCTCATGGTTTTAATAAAATTAAAATGAGAGTTAAATGAACTCCAAAAAGTAGGATACTCGTGATATGGTATTCCAAAGTCATTACAAGTTGATTTTACAATCCTGTTCAGTTCCGGATAATGGATATGACTAATTTTTGGAAAGAGATGATGCTCTACCTGAAAATTAAGGCCTCCTAAAAGCCATGTCAAAAATTTATTCCTAGTAGCGAAATTTGATGTTGACTTGAGCTGGTGCACCATCCATTCATCTTCAACCTTATAATCTTCAATACTCTTAAATTCCGTACTTGAGACCACGTGCGCTAGTTGAAAGACAGTGGCCAAACATAAACCGCAAACCACACTTACGACTAGGAGCCCAATAACTGTTGGAACTAAACCTACACTTATTATAGGAACAATGATAAAGAATACTATGTGAATTAGCTTACTTATCCAAAAAATAATCTTCTCTCTAAAAGGTATAAAAATTTTATCTGAATGTTGGCTTAACCTACTTCTTAAAAACTTCTCATAATCCTGATAGAAGATCCAGCCTAGGTAGGATATGGCATAAAGAAAAATGAAATATAAATGCTGAAACCTATGGTGTTTTTTTAAGGGCTGGTCATGGTGGATGCGCATGAATTTTATTTCGATGTCATGGTCCTCCCCATCAATATTAGTGTAGGTGTGATGAGCTATGTTGTGCTTTAGTTTCCAAAGATAGATATTCCCGCCAAGAAGATTTAACGAATATGAAAGTACAGAATTTACTCTTTTATTGTCAGAAAAAGTATTGTGTCCGGCATCATGCATGATATTAAATCCAATAGCAGCTAAGTTTACTCCTAAAATAGCGCATAGTAATATGCATATAGACCAATGAGGTTTGACAAAAACTAAGGTTATATATAATATAATGAGACTTGAAAGAAGAATTATGGCTTTTAAAGTTAATTTTCTATTGCCTGTCTTTTTAAAATTGTTCTGAATAAAATAATCGTTTATGTTCGACTTAAGAGTTCTTGAAAAAGTAGTTTTTTCTTTAGAGAATTTTACTATGGTACTCATACTATTGCACTATACTTATTAGCTTTTAAATATTAAAATAAACTCTAAGATATAGAATTTTTATTTTATGGCAAAACTTTGTCATTCCAAAATTGATAAGAATGTTAGTTTTAAAAGTTATCTTTAGAACAATTTTGAATAAAGTTTTCTGACCTAGTCTTAAAAGTAATAAGTATTCATAATTAGATCTTATGACTTCTGGGCATTCCCCTTATTCCGTTTGAACCCAAAAAACCACCAAGCAACACCGATCAATATTATCAGGAAAGCAATCCCTCCTGCAATTATTCCTTTGACGCTTGTCTTGGATTCTTTATGCAAATCCTTTTCGTAATTATTTTGCTTTGATTCCAGCGTCTCCTTTGAGGAGAGATAATAAAAAATATCAGATTGTAGTTTCTTGAACGCACTATCCAGCTGTCTTAATTTCTCGCTTTCCTCTATATCCAACTTTACATTACCTTCCGCGGTAAAAGAGCCGTCTGAATTGAAGTTCACGCGGTCAGCCTGTAATGTTGTGTTCTTTATCTTGTCGCTTGTCCTCACGCTCGTATGAACGTTCAATGATTGGCTGTTATCCTGATATTCCAACTTGGTATCGTTGCGCTTTTCCACTTCAGCCCCGGATTTTACAACATTCAGATCCTTACTCGTATTCTTGAAAAGTCCGCACCCATTAATTAAGGTGCAGACCATCATTGATAATATCAGTCTTTTCATTTGCTTCTATGGTTAGTCTCAATAATCTACATTCCTCCTTCAGGCCTTCCAGCTCGATCTTCTGGGCATCGAACAATGATCGGAACTGTTCAAGTTCCTCACGGATGGCCTTCAGCGCTTTCTTGCAGGCGTTCTCCTCCTCAAGGGCAATCCTCAGCTTTTCCTTTAGCTGTTCAATGATCCCATCCGATGCCTCCAATTGTTTTTCCAATCGCTCGGTAATCCCTTCCGACATTTCGAGCACCTTTTTCGCATTCTCGACTATACCACCATCGTTTTCGATCCTTTCCTTTGGCTTGGATCGCCACCATAACCAGACAGCCCCAACAATGGCCGCTATCGCTCCATATGCATTTGGAATCACATGTTCTCTGATAAATTCTTCCATAACTACAATGCTTTAAATTTTGACCAAGGGAACTGTTTTCCAGGATCGGACTTTCTTCCCGGTGCAATATCATTATGTCCTACAATTTCCCTGATTTGATATGATGATTTGATTGCTTTACAAACCTCAATCGCAGCATTGATTTGCTGAGTTGTATATTCCTGGCTTCCGGTATTCTGTAACTCGATACCAATACTATGATCATTCAGGTTGTTGAGGCCCTTCCAAGTGCTTTTACCTGCATGCCATGCCTTGACGTTGAACGGCACCAACTGCGTGACCACACCATCCCGGGATATATGGATATGTGCCGAAACCTTGCTCTTTGGGTCGGACATCCAATTTACCGCACTGGTTGAATTGCTCGCTGCATCAAAGTGCATTACAATATATATGGGCTTTATCAGCCCACCTACATTAGGGGTGGTCCTGAAGGGAACCCCAACCAATCTATTGTTCTTAATTTCCATACAATTCATTGTTAATAATCTGTTGTTTCTGTTGAATAGAAAAAATTAGTTGTCAGTAATACTGACTATGATGCCTTTGTCGATATTGAGATATTTGATTATAGGAGAATAGGGATTGTTGGATGCATACCCGGTAATGATCGGCTGTTTGACCGTCATACCTACGCCTGAAGGAACGGCAATATCCCCGGTCTTCAGGTCAAAACCCTTTCTTCCGGACCCAACATCAATCACGAGCCCGGAGGTGAATTCGGGGCCACCATTACTTGATGCCTTTATGTTCAGGATCCCATCAGTACCCATCTTTCCTATTTCCAGTCCAGCGGTCCTATTGTAGTTAAGTTGGTTCCAATAAAGCCAATTAAACCCTGAATTCTTTAATGTGGATGCATTTATTATAGAACCGGATTGTGATGAAAATATCCCATCCGCACCTATAAAAAATGGACCGATCTTACTGTTTCCCGTTACGGTCAGGTTCGTGGCCTCCACTACCTGTGCAAAGAGGTTGATAACATCTATTGCGGCAGCAACAATGGATTTTGCACGGACTTTACTACCATCGAATTCTTCTGTTCCCGTGAAGGTCCAATCGATTACCCGATCTACGATCGCAGGGTCCAATCCCCTCATCTTTGAAAGTGTCATCTGCTTGGTAACCACATTGTCCATACTCTCCACATAGACCTTTATCGTGATCACAGCTGTGTCGGCTGTCATGGTGGCCAGTCGTACCCGGCTATCGTTCACACGGTTGGTGGTACCTCCTGCAACACTCTCAACATTGTACCTGAATTGGCCAGGCCCCGGAACTGCATTTGCGGCCACGGGTACCAGCATCGTATTCCGATGGGCAAATATATCCGTCCAGGCATTGTCCAATGCTCCGAGTGGTAATGTGCCATCATGGTTTGCAGGGATCGCATGCGCTTCATTGGAGAGCCAGACGGTCATCCCGTTCTGTCCAGGCTGTCCAGGCTGTCCGTCTGCCCCTTGCATACTGATGGTGAAGTTGAACTGGGCTGACCCACTGTATCCGTCGGATCCAATAAAGTTTGCGGTCACGCTCCCCTGGGCAAGGTTTACTCCGGTGATCGACACCTCATTGTTAGAGAACGAGGCCGTACATCCCACAGCGCTCAAGCCGGTGATGGTGATGGGAACATTTACCCCGGACTTGTCCAAAAGGATCCTTGTCTTGGCCGAGGTGAGTACCGGGTTGCTTCCATCAGAATCTGCCGGTATTACAGCCGCCGGAGGTGCCATACGGATCGTATAACCATCCTCCAACCTGGAGATGGTCTTCTGTGCCTTGGCGATGATGTTGCCCGAAAGGACATCGAAATCCACCACAACATAGGAGGACTGGCCAGATGCGATGATGTTGATCTGGAGGCTTCCTGAATTTGCCGAAACGCCGGTGATTGTTGCCACGGTCCCTCCCTGTGGATAGGTGGCTGTGCAGCCCACCGGTACCAATGAGGTGATCGCACAGGGGACCTGCTGATCACCGTCCATGACACTGACGGTGATCTTTGAATTGGTCAGATCAGGGACTCCATTGTTCCTGAAGATGATGAGGTTTTCCGGGTCTGCTTTATATACGTATGCCATTTCTTTAATCTTAGAATTCTCCGGTATTCAGTTTTCTCGGAACCAGGGAAAGTGATCGGATGCAAACGGGGATACCTGTTCCGATACCGACCATTCCATTGCCATGTACAACCACAAAATCGGTCGGATTTACGGAATAAGGGGTACATATTGGTCCAACCTCGTACTTGAACCTCCACCACGTGAAATCCACATTGTCCTCCAAGAGAATGGGGTTCACCTGGAACTGCACGCTCCCGGCTCCGCTTCCCACGATGCCCTCGAATTTTATATAGCGTTGTTCACCCGGCGCAAGGGTGGCAAATTGCGATCCCTGGTTAGAATTTATCCTGATATCCTTTGGACCGTTGTTCTTAAAATAACCACTTAGGGAAACCGTTTCTCCAAGGGCCGGAGTCCCGAACATCTGCACGGTACGGATCGGTGAAGTACCACCTGAGGAAACGACCCTGTTTGCATCCTTTGCGCCCCATTCTGGGACTGCGACCCCATCGGTCCTTACCAATGTTGCTCCATTATATCCGATGAAATTATCCATTGCCGAATTACTCTTTACGGCCAGGTTCCTTCCCGGAATATTATAGTTCCCAAACCATCCGGTAACCTGATCACAGGATAGGTACCAGGAATTGAATGAATGGATATTAAGGGCCCTGTCACTTAACAGGGAATCTGCCAGTCTTGATATCTGAGAATCCGTGGTGGGGATGTATGAAGTAGGCCTGGTTCCCTCTTCAAGTTGGTATCCGCTCACTACCGCGGTCCTTGTGTCGCTCTGGACAACCTTGAACGCGCCAACCAGGGTATTTCCTATCGTATTAAGGTTTCTTGTGACCCATACCCTAAAAACTCCGTTCCCGCAATCCTCGGATTCAAACGTAGTGAATGAGACCCCGAACATATGTATCCCCATACCTCCCACAGGGCTTAATCCGTCCGCCATCTTCACAAAACATGAGAACACATAGGTACGGTTAAGTACTGCCTCGGAATAGTGCTTATAGGCCGGAGCGGTTATGACCGAATCATAGACGATCCTGGCTCCCTTATCGAGCAGGGCACCCTTGTTCCATCCCGTATCCACAGGCGTTACGCTGGCCGATCCGCCCGAGATGTCCTGGGCACCCCTTGGAAATCCGGAATAGGTCAGATAGTTGGTTGCCGCAGGCTCAAAGAGCATACCATTATAGGCCCCGGACTTTGGATCCTGTCCATATCTCACCTCGTTTGGCGCGACGGTATAGATCTTTCCATCAGATGCCCATCTCGTGGCTGCACTGTTCCGGGAGAAACTGAACCCCTCGATGCTCTTTGTGTCCCCGTTCATACCGAAGACCCTGCCTACCATAGTAGCACCCCCGACCAGTGCGGTCGTGGCCTCGTTCTTTGCGATCGTCGGCAATCCGCCCAGTTCCTGGTTCAATAGGCCTACATTCGGGGTCACCCCGGCCGATGGAAGGTCCGATAGGAACAGGCCGGTGTTCAGGGAACCTCCCGGTACCTCCACCTCCTTGATCCTCTTGTTGATCACGAACCTTTTCTTTGTGCTGTTAACTATTCCCGCCATCGCTAAATAATCTGTGGTTCGGTGTGGCCGGTTCGCTAAGAAGTTCCGCCACTCCAAATTCCTGTGTGAAATAATCCATGTTATCCTGTCCCTTCAGGTAGATGTTGAAATATTCGCCCTGCTGCCATTCGGTAACGACATCAAAGGTCAATCCCTCTTCATCGGTCTGCTGTTCAACTGTCTTAGGGACCCTGCCCAACCAGATGAGCACCCAGTTGTCGGGACTCTCATAGATACCGTTGAAATCCTCGGGGACCCCAAGCTCCTGGAGCAGGGATTCCCGATCGTCCGTTCTGAAATATAGAGCGTCCATTACAGTGCCATTAACCTACATACGAATGTCGCCTTCGCACTGATATCCGCCGGAAGGATGACGATGTTCTTGGTGTTCTTGCTGAAGGAGGGATCCACAACCCCGTTCTTGTCGAACTTGGACCATACATAGCTGAACCCGGTACCGGCGGTATCGATCTCCTCACCACCGCGCCATACCTCGGCCTTCAGGTTGATCGATCCCTGTCCGTTCTTGATCACATCGCCATCCGGAGAACTGATCTCGATATAGATGGGATCGCTCATGTCGTTCAGGGTCTCCACCGCCTGGGCCGTCTGTCCGGAGGTCGAAGCCCCCGTGCTGTTGTCCTTGGCCAGGCATTTGAACACCTCCAGGTTCAGGACCGCGCCATTGGGAACGGTAAGCGTCTTGGTCGCAAAACCGGTGATACCGTTGAAATAGGCATTGCTGGAGATCTTGCCCCATCCGGACCCGAACGCGGCATCGTAATGTGGACAGGTGATCGCCGCACCGCTTGCAATGGCCGCCGAGATATTGGATGTCATGGTAACGACCTTTGATGTTCCGTTCACTGCCTCCACGGTATATGCGATCCCTCCAATGATCACCTGGGAGCCCATCATTACATTGGCCACACTGGTAAAGGTCACGTTCTTCTGTCCGGTGGCAGCTGATGCTCCCGCAGTGGTCGGTGCAAACACACCAAGATCCCGGATCCCCCAGGAATAGCCCACGTTTGCCGTAAGCAGCTCGGAAGCCCTGAAAAGATCACATGTCAGCGTAAGTGTCTGTATCTGGTCATTCTGGAAGATCGTTCCATTGTCCGCTGTGATGATGGCCAATAGGCCACTGCCCGAATTGCTCACCGTGTTGAAGGAGATCACCGCACTGAACGATGTTTCAAGCCCATTGTTCGGATCGACCAGGATCGCGGAGAATTCGTACTTGACATTCCCGCCCCCTGCATTATCGTTCTTTTTGACCGTCAGTGCGAACGGTGCGGCTGCCTGGATCGCATAATCAGCTGAATTTGAAAGGAGCGTTCCGTTCTTTCTCCATTGTGCCGAACCGGCCTTGATCCTTCCGGCTATGGCCATGGAATCCCCGGGGATGCCCGAGATAAAGAGCTGTGGTGTCAGTACCAGGTAGGGAGATGCTGCCCAGTTGGGAACATAGGAATTATTGTCCTGGGAATAGATCTGCGTCTGTGGAAGGTTTGATCCGATGAACGATTGGAAAGAGAGCGCATCATTCTGATCGATGATGGTGATCTGTCCCTTTGCTTTTACTACTGCCATATCTTATTGTTTTTAGATGTTTACTGTTACCTCGCACTCGAAGACGGCTTTTTTAACGACGTCCGTTTCATCGATGTGCACCTCTTTTCTGTCCTTTCCCTCGTGGAAGTTCCAGATATCGTCGGCAGCTGTGTCCGCGCTGCGCCTGATCCACTGAAAGGCCGTTCCCGGCTGTGAATCCGTAATGTTGTCACCTCCCCAGTAGACGTTCGCCCTAAGCCAGGTATCGATGTTGCCATTGAAGAAGATGTCGCCGTAATCGCTGGTTATGACCACCGTCAGTTCAGCGGATCCGGAGTAGAGTTTTACCAGGGTGGTCTGATCGAAAAGATCACCGACCCGGTACCTGATCGAAAGGCTGTTGCCGCCCGCCCACATTGGCGAATCATGCCTGACCGATAGGGTAAGCGTGTTATAGCTATTAATTACTTGAACCCACGCAGCACCATTGTAATATTCCCAGAACCTGTCCTCTGGTTTGGCCGTGAAGTTGTGCTCCATGGCGTTCAGTACAACGGCCTCCCGGTCCACCGTCCTATGGATATCGTTCCCATATGTGAAGACCTGGTCCCCTGTAAGGGTGATGAACTGGGCCTTTGTACGCTTGGCCAGTAGCCTTGCCTGTTCCTCCTGCGTCCGTTCCACATTCCCCAGCTGTGCACTGTTCCCTGCCTGGCCTCGGATCAGTTTTTCGGCCTGGGTATAGTTGACCGTATCGGAGATCCTGGCCGTTATCTTCGAAGGGTTCACGAGCGGATAGGACAGCTCCGTTATCCGGAGCTTTCTGTCCACGTTCAGCTTAGTTGATACCACATGAAGGGATGTCCCTATTCCGATCTGACCTACAAGGCCGTTCCTACGGATATGCAGCTCATCAAGTTCAAGATTGAAGCCTACGGTGGGATGTGAATGTTTCAGGGCATATTCCTCGGTCCTCTGGGCAACCCGGTTTTCTGCGGCCGTTACATAGGATTCCGGCATGATGATTCCAACGAACTTATACCTGTCACCTACGGACATATCAAAGGTCCCGTTGGGAAGTTTATATCCGGTCGCTTCCTCCTTATACTTGAATGCAACGGTCCTGGTGGAATGGTCATAGCTCGCAATATCGAAATCATGGCCCCCCAGTTCTCCGGAGGTAAAGACAACCTTTGCACCTTCGATCCCCTGTTCGTTCAGGTCAAAGTCGATGGTTGAATCGACAAAGATCAGGGGGGAAACGATACTCGTCACGGATCCTTCCCGTGAGGGGATGATATCCTCGAAAAAGATGTTCTGTACAACGTATCCGTACAGGTCGACATTGGAATCGACATATTCACCGGTCATCACCAGGTTCTTTTTTCCATAGTCAAGTGGAAGGTTCTTATCACCTCCGAACCCATAGAAGCGCGTGGCAAAAGGCGTATCGGCCATCGGGACCTCAGATAGTTCGTAAAGTCCGTTGCCCATTCCCTGGGAAAATGTAAAGCCTTCCAGTTCGCCTCCCACCTTTTTTTTCATAACGATGGTGCTATCTTCGAAAAGATATTCCATTTCAAGGGCCTCCGATATCTGGGTGATGGCCTGACGGCAGGTAACGTTATCAAAGTACATCAACTTTCCTTCCTCGACTGCCTCGGTCAAAAAATCCCATCCCGGATCGATGGTGTCCATACAGTCCATGATGAGCTGCAAAGCGGTCTGTGGAGTACAGAAATAATCGAACTTCGATTCTCCCAAGTGGGAGAAGGGAAGATCATTGAACCTATATTCCGGCGCCTTGAAGTTTGCAACATAGGCGAACCTGCGCTTTCCAAGTTCCGTCCTGGAAGGGATATCGTTCCCTTTTATGGAATATTTCCTTCCAAAGTGCAGGATATAATCGTACGGAAGAAAATCGATAGCTTCCGGATGTTCGAAAACAACCTTGATCCTGTCATCACCCATGAAATAGGATTCACGCGTGGAATCCTCACCGATGTTCACGGTGACAAGTATATCGGAACCTCTATGTATGTTAAGTTCGGCCATTATTCGATGATGAAGTTTTCGGTCGGATAATCATCGGTCAACTGAATGGTGAAATAACAGCCTACCTTATTGTTACCGTTGATCCTGGTCAATTTATCAAATGAGGACATTTCGGAATACCTAACCTTGAACCTTCTACCCATTTCAAGGAAATCGAGATTGAACTCCTTGCTGTTTAACAGAAAGGTCTTGAAAGCGTTGTACCTTGAATAGAACTGTGCCGCACCCATTGCATCTATAAAGATCGGTAGGGTATAGGTCTGCCTTTCATATACGGGTGTTTCGTTAGGATCTGTCTCGATCCCGTTCTCATCTCCCCAGTCTTTTTCATATCCCTTTTTCCTTTTTGGAGCTTTCAGTAGTTCCGAATAGGTGCCGGGCCGGAAGGAAATACCATAGGTCGTATAGATATCTTGTCCGTTTATATTTGCGAAACCTATCATTTTCTAAATTCCTTTATAATTGAACCATCATGGTTATTGATTTCAAGTGTTGAATTTTTATGTAGTTCAATTGCTGAATAAGCATGATCCTTACTGAATATGTTTATAGTAGCTTCATTGGTCGCATAAACCTCACAGACATTAAATCCATCAATAGAAATATTGATAACTCCACCAAAGGCGATTACCAATTGAGGATTGACCAATACATGATGTCCGGAAACATAGATTCCATTTTCTTTCAATGGTTCTTCAAATTCTTTTAAGATTTCCATGGAAGGCCAGCCAAATTCCATACAGTGTTCAGTTCCTTTTGGAGTCTTTAAAAGATTGATGAATTCTTGAACATTTTCAGCACTATTGGTTTCATCAATTCCATACCCGCATGCTCCAATGCGTGTTACATGGTCCAATACATATTTCTTTATATCAATCATAAGCCCATCCCTTCTGCGGATCGCCCGGTAATACCGCCTGTGTTTTTATTAATAGCTTTTAGTTCTACTACTGCAGATTTGAGTTCTATAACAGTATTTTCAGTATTCAATTGAATAGAGTTGAGGACAACCAGATTCTGATTAGCATTAGCTAAAATGGCTTGTTGAACTGACAATTGATTTTTTGCCACTTCATATTTTGCCCTATAAAGGCCAAGAAGTTCGGATGCAGTTTGTTCAGTTATTTCCTTTTTAATTTTACCTGAAATAGAAGTGTCCGCTTTCTCAATATTTTCCTTTGTTAATCCCAATCCACTATAAAGATTTTCCATTAGCTGGAAAACAAACTCACCTGAACCATTTATCATTTCACGATATTTGTTGAAATTAAACCCTTCCAGGCTATTTCCGTTAGCAGCCATGTAACTATCAAGGTCATTTATTAGACCTTTGATTATTGGCTCAATGTATTTAAGCTTTAAACTATTGACTAAAGCATTTTTGATAAATTGATCGAGTACCTTGTCTGTCGCTTTAATTGCATCACCGCCCGACTCAAATGCAGAAACCAAGGAATCGGCCAATGATTGGGCTAATTCTTTTACCGTGGTTTGAACCCGCATTTCGCGGACGGATTTTTCAATTGCCGCTATCTCCTCATTGATTCTATTACTTTCGTTCCTAAATTCCTGGATTTTGTTCTTATCAGCTTTTTTCTTTTGAGACTCCGCTTGTTCCATTTGTTGCAAAAGCCTTTGCTGGTTCTTTAAGTTCTGAATGGCAGCATCACTATCTTTATAAAAACTCTCTCCAACGGAATCATCGATTCTCTTTTCAATTTTATCCAAAGCGGATTCCAAAGCCGTTAATTGATCTTGGTATTTATCGATCTGTTTTTGAATCTTTTTATCTTTAATATTGAACAAATCAATTACTGCTGTTATAGCCTTGATCGAACCTGAAACTACAGCAATCGGATTGCCGCTTGCAATACCTTGTGCAATGCCACTTATTCCATCAGTAAGGGAACCGATTTTTTGAATGGTTTCTTGTAATCCTTGACTCGCACCTAGTGATCCAAGTAGTCCTGAAAGGTCACTCAAAAGACCTGTAGCAGAGGAAAGGTCTCTTGTTAATGCTGAAAACATTTCACTCTGCGCCCTTTTGGCCTCGAAACTGTCCTTTCCATATTTCTGAAGTGAGACTAAATAATTATCCAAAGCAGATTTTGAAGCACTCCAGGATTTATCCATATTGTTCTGGAATTTGGCATTGTTGACCTGATCCGACATTTTATTATAATCTTCCCTTGTCAATCTTCCGGCATTCAACTCTGCGTCAAGCCTTTTTTGGATATCGTCCAATACTTGATCTGTTGCAGTTTTGCTTAGGACCTGAAGCGATGAAAAGGTTTCTTCCCATTTAACCTGTTTTTGGATATCTGCAGAGGTAATTGCACTTATTTCTTCTGCAAGTTCCTGCTGAAGTGCAAATTTCCTTTCATTGGATACCTCTTTACCCAATAGAATCAGCGCTTCAGAATATTTTTTTCTAATTCTTAATTCAGCTTCTGAAAAGGTTTCAGATAGTTTTAATGCTTCTAAATATGAATTTTGTCTTTCATTGTTTTCGTTTTTTAATTGGTTTTTCTGAATTTCTGTAAGTTCAGTCAAATAATTTTCTTCAATAGGAGATAGCCCAAATGTGAACTTTTTAGCGTTTAGAGCAATGATCTCAGATTGAATTTTACTGAATACATTCTTGTATTTTCCTAAAAGATTATCAGCAACTTCTTCATCGGAGGTTTTCTTGATTTCCAGATAACGATTATAGTTTTCAAGATCCTCACGATATATCTTTAGCTGCTTTTGGTTTTTTTGATTTTCAGCAATATTTCCTAAATCTTCTTTTTCTATTCCATCGATTAAGGAAGAATCAATTTTTACCTTATTCCTAGGATCAGCATTAAACTTTCTGATTTCATCCCTAAGGGCATTGTACTTTTCTTTTACACTTTTAATTTCCTGTTGATCTTGTGATAAAAACCGGTTCTTACTTTCTTCTTTAGCTTTAGAGATATCTGATTGTAGAGAAATCAATCTTTCCACTTCCTGAAAAGCAGTATTGGCAAGTTGAGAGGTGGTTTTTCCACCTTTTGATAAGGAATATTTCTTTTCGATTTCTTCAATCTTTTTCATACGGCTTTCGAAAACCGAAATCTGTTTGTCACCAGGTGCCAATTTATCCCAAGCTTCTTGAGTTTGTTTTTTAAGCGATTCTAATTCCCCTTTATTTGAAATGGATTTAAAAACTTGATTGAAGTTTGAAAAATCTTTCTTCAGTTCAATTCCAAATTTTTGTACAGGTTTGTCCTTAGAAACACCGGAGATTATTTCATTCCATTTATCTCCATATTCCTTTTTTAGGGAATCCATGGATTTTTTAATGGTATCGATTTCCTGTGTTACTATGAATTGATCTCCTTTTTTCCCTTGTTCCCCAATTTTCCAGAAGTTTTTAAATGCATCTAATCCATCAACCCCGAATGCATTTCTTAATGCTCTGCCGGTTCTGGTCCAAACTCCAACTCCATCAATACCTTTACGATTTAGTTCATCTAATTGATCACCCAAAGCATTGAATTCATCGAAAGCTTTTATGAAAGATGCTGCTTCCCTGATTTTCTTTATATAGTTGTCTAATGTGAGAGTAGCATTTCCTATGGCAATTTCCTCCATTGAAAAGGACTTTAGGATTCCGCCGGTCTGTTCCTGAAGTTTATCATAAGCACCTTTTCTTTGTTCAATTGATATGGTATTGTCCTTAATTACATCAACTAATTGTAAGATGCTTCTTTTTTCTTGGTCTGCTTTACTAACGCCAGCTTCTTGTGCCTCAGAAAGCTTTTGTTGAGCCATGGATGTGGCATCAGTAACCTGAGTTAAGCTATAAATTGCAGCCGTTAATGCTAAAATTGAACCTGTCATTACAATGGCAGGTGAGGCTAACATAACTGCGTTAAGGACTTTTAATGCGGCTGTTTTTGCTGTTATCGCTCCTAAATGTAGCATTTCAGCTGCTGTCATACCAACAGCCCTTGCAGCACTAACTTGGTATAAAGCAGTATTAATAACTAAAGCGGCTCTGTATGCTCCATATGTCGCAACAAGTAATCCAATGATATTTAGGATTTTTTCATAATTCTCAATCAATCCGGAAGCACCTTGAATTACACTTGAAATAACTCCTTCAGTATTTTTACCGATCTTATTCAACATTTGGTCAAATGAATCTCCTAATCTTTCAAGTTCACCCTGGATGGTTTTAGATTGGGCTTCCATCAATCCACCGAACATTGAACCTGCAGAGGTCATGTTCTGTAACGCTTTTTGAACCTCAGCAAAACCTACTTTACCAGATTCGACAAAACTATTTACCTGATCCTCATTTACTTTTAATACTTTAGCAAGTTCCCTATAGATTGGAATTCCCCTTCCTGCAAATTGACGAATATCCATTGCATAAGCACGTCCCTGAGTTCTTAAGGTACCATATAGATAAACCAATTCTCCGAGTGGTTGAGAGGTTCCAGAAGCAACATCCCCAAGCATTCTAAGCTCATCTTTTACACTTTCGGCAGAAGATCCATAGGCTAGGAGTTGCTTAGCGGCATTTGCTGTATCCTTCATCCCAAATGGGGTTGTAGTAGCAAATTTTATCAAGTCTTGAGTAAGCTTATCTGCTTTCTCCTTACTACCTAACATAGTAGTAAATGCGATTTCCAATTGTTGGAATTCTGATCGGACCCTAACAAGTTGTTGGATGAAATTCTGTGCAGCATTTACGGTAAAGAAGGCAGTTGCGGCTTTGGCCATTCCGGCAAAGACATTTTCCATATCTCTACCTTTTTTTCCAACATTCTCAACCATTCCACCCATACGGCGCTCAATTCTGTTGATGCCAGCCATTAGGTCTGAATCCTTAATAAACGCTTCCCATTCTAATCTATTAACTTCTGACATTCTTTTAAAGGATCTTTTTTAGAAATTCTTCTTCTTCATCAACAGTGGTAGTATCTTCATTCGGGTCCTCAAAACTTTCATCTGGGATAACCGCCAATTCCGTGATAAAATTGTAATAGGAAAGCTCCCATAGGACATATTCACGAGATACCCCAAAATACTTTCTATAATTGTTTATCTGGGCTTGCAGGCTATTATCTCCCGCAAATCTTTTAGGCTCGTCTTCTATCGGGTTCCCCTCATTGTCAAGCTTTCTACTCCGCTTATCAAGACGATAGAGTTGAAAAAATTTACCACATCAAATTGTGTTAGGCTTTTTTCCAGTATTTCAAATAGGAATTCGTCATCAATCCACCTTAATGCATCGATGAGCTTTTCCTTTGGTTCTTCATTGTCGTTTTGGAGTGCAACTGCAGCACAATAGATCAAATCTGTTGTATGATCAGCTGAAAGTTCCATAGCCCTTCGAATAACGCTACTATCATTGTAGATTTCTTTTGGCAGTTTCATTACTCGCAAAGCGATTCTTTCGCGGTTTCCCGTTCGAATTCTCCTAAGAGTATAGGTCAATATTTGTGGCTTCCTGATCTTTAATTTAATGAGTAAACGTTGAATTTTGCCTTTTGAATAAACAGGTATATTTATTACTTCACCAGCATCTAAATAAGCCTCAATATCTCTTTTGTTTTCTTCCATTTCGTTGCATATGAAAACGGCTAGCTATGAATTTGACAAACTAGCCGTTTTGTCAAATTTTAAGAAGCAGGAGCGTCAATTTTCTTGATTGTCTTAACTCCAGCTTTAGAAGGTAACAATGGAGTACCTGTGATTATCACACGACCCATTTGTTCTTTCATGAAATCAAATTGAGGCCTCAATTTGATCTTCATTCTTGGAATCTGTAAAATTGCACCATTTCTGGTTTCTACCTCTACAGAAAGCTCAACTGGTATAGGAACATCGATACCGATTGAATCAGGAGCTCCTGAAACACCGGCTTCATATTCACCTACACCCAATTCCCCTAATGCTTTTGATGACATATTATAGGATTCTGACTGGAAGGCCCATTTTGGTGCCTGGGTCTCGATCTCATCGTATGCAACGTCCGATTCTTCAATTTCTACATCTTCAGAGGTACCTTCATTCAATACCAGGGAAGCACTTCCTTTTACTGTTGCTCCCAGGATTTCGGTCAAGACAGTACCCATATCGCCATCTGCAGCAATTGCTCCCATCTTGACAGCTTTTAATCCTAGAATATTATTTTTTCTAGCCATTTCTTTGTTATTTAATTGTGTAAAAACTTATTCTAAAACTTAGATAGTGCTGATTATTACCACTGTCCTCGAAAACATCGTCATTGGTTACCTCGAAACATGTATCCTGGTCGATCCATACCTCACCATCGTCACCTTCAAATATATTTTGGACCAATTGGGATAGATATTTCAATCGTCCAGAGTCCCGGTGGTTTTTACCGGTGCCAATATTGGGGACTATTGAAGGATCAAGATTATTGACATATACATTCAACAATAAAACCCCTCTTTGAACAGGTGTTCTGTTTAGTCCTCCGATCGAATCTAAAACAACATCTTCCAATATTGAGTTTTCTGGTCTATCTCCTTTGCAAAGCTTTCCATTTGGCTTATTGGCATCTGAAAATAGGGTAGAGGCCTTCACCAATGAATATAGATAGTCAATAGCTTCTAAAGTGGTGATCATATCTTGCTTTTTAATTTAGCAATTGCCTGTTTCAATAAATCCTCAGCAATAAGTGAGGATCCGGTGATAACATCCTTTCCCCGACTTTCAACAGAAGCAGCATAACCCATACCTGCAACTACGATAAGGGCATAACCAGATGTAAATTCTCCGGTCAATGTCCTAATGAATGATTTTGCTTCATCGACCCCCTTACTACCATCTTTTCCCCGTTTGGAGGTTTCATAGTTCTCATTTTTGATGGTACCATGATCTACAATTGCAAAACCAATCGAACTTCTAAGGTTACCGGTAACATCATTGAACCCACCTTCAGCCGCTGTTTTTTCCCGCGCCAATTTCACGAATTCAAATCCTATGGACTCTAACCTGTTCAGGATGGCCTGTCTAAAGATGGCTTTCCGGTTTTCAATATGGAATTTAATATCCTGTTTTGTAAACCTTGGTTTTAGACCCATAGTTTTTTGGTTGCTTGGTAATCCCAGGGCATGATTAATTCACCTTTACCCTTAATCTTTCCATTTTCAAGAATTTCAACAAAGGTTCCTTTTTTTAAACTTTCAGGAATCTTATCTAAATAGATTTCGAAACTGTAAACAAAATCCTGGCCCTGATTATTCGGGACCTTTTTTCCTGAACTGTTTACATCAGCTCTACAGGATAACTCCACAATTTTTTCTTCACTATTTCCAGGAATCCAGTTGTCGAATTCATCATAATGGCCTTCAGAAGAAATAACTTCCTTATATTTTAATATATGGCATCTTTTACGAATCATGCTCCCCAAATGTATTTTTTGATTACAGGAATTTTAAGAACTGCTTTTACGATATCATCCTTGCCGTGTTTTCGAGCTAAAAAAAGAAGCCTATCCTTTAAGCCGTCCTTTGATCGAGATTGGGACCATGCCCCCTCACTTTCAGAACTCACACCAAGCAAACTCTGGATACAAGGAATGGCAGCAATCTCAATTTCATCAAGGTTTGCGTTAAATGGATCTTCTGGATTAATTCCAGCTGATAGCAAATACATTTCCGCATTCATATCTGATAGGGATCCATCCTGCACGACTTCCAAAAAGGCTTCTTTTTTATTCATGGTTAATCTTCATCAGATTTTTCAACTGCAATACCAAGGACAATCAATTTTTCCAAACGATCATTTTCCAACCCTGAAATATCGGTCCCTTCTTTCACAAGAGAACCTGAGACACTTGAATGAAAGGATTTACCTTTCGCAACCACATACTTTGCCTTCTTATTGATTTTAATAGAAGGGGTATTCGACTGTTTAGGTTTTTGCGGTTCGTTATTAGGATTTCCTTTCGCTTCTGTAAGGATATCCTTCACAACATTGGCAGCATTCTCATTGAATACTCCAATAGCAGTAAGAACAGCATTACAAGTTTCCTTTAGTTCAATCGCCCATTGAGGTGCATTTTCAAGATTTTCCACACCTGAGGATTCAGGGATTTCAGGATTTTCATTATTTGCGCCTTTGTTATCAGCAGAAACCTCTGTACCTAGTACAGGGGTTTCTGCTTTTTTTGTTTCCTTACTTTCGTTTCCCATTATACTTTAGGTACATTGGTTTGCAAAATATAAATTCCATCAATCTGCTCTAATGCAGGGAACGCATGGGCCTCGGCTTGAGTATATTCTCTCCATGGATCATTATCACGCCACTTTGAAACCAAAGTACGGTCAAATGAAGCATAATTGACACCCGGAACCGGCTCCATCACCTCGATCTGTAAAGCATTGTGAACAATTCCAAGTTTTCCCGCAGGAATAAATACCAAATTGTTTACATTGAATGGATTGATTGTGGTAATCTTTCCATCTTTTTCGATACCGATACGCTCATTGATAATAACCAGCTCGGGAAGCTTATTTGCTTTCAGGTATTCATTGATAGAATCTGCTGTAACCGCAAATTTGGCATTCGAGCCAGGGTTTTGATAACCGGCAATATTTGCCTTTACAGTTGGATGGTTCTTAAGCTTATACCATTGTTCGCGCTCAATCCAAATTTCCTTAAAGGTCAATCCAAAATTGTCACCAGCAAAGGTAACGGTATCCTCAATATCCTTGAAAGGATCAGCATTTGGATTTGGCGTTCCATCAGGATTGTACCATAATTCTTCAACTGGACGTTTTTGATGAGGTTTGGCCAATAAATTCAATTTACCAAACGCAACGCCATCAGGGTTGTTCAGAACTGAAAGATCAATTTCAAAATTTGAAATCCCTTCAAAGAACATAATGTCGATTCGTCTGTCTGTTGAGGTAGCGGCATTTTCAACTGCGTTCCACAATTTACTGATCAACATATTCAATTTAGCCTCGTCCGAAATAGGAAGGTGTTGAAGTGCCTTTAACTTACGGTAATCATCTTGGTTCAAAGAAAACTTTTCTTTCATTGTTGGAATTCCACCTTCCAGTTTTTCAAGTTTTCCGGTTGAACGTTCTGGTGCAGGTGCATCAGGATCAACTAAAGAAGCGGCAGCTTCAATACGAGCGCGCCCAATAACTGAGGCAAAACTCAGTTCAATCTGAGGTAATCCCCAATCCAGATAGTTGCGCCATTTGGTTTTGCCATATAGCAGGGTAAGTTGATTATCAATCAACGCTTGGATATTTTGGCTCTTAGCCAAATCTCCGAATAATGAATCTACTACTGCCATGGATTAGAAAGATTGTGAGAAAATAATCCGAGGTAAGGCTGCTTCTAATTCCGCAGAATAAGGAATTCTACGAGCATAAACAGTTCCTCTAATAACAACACTGCAGCTTTCACCATCACCTACAATACGATCGCTGTAAAGCAATCCTTTAACGTTTCCGAAAGATGAATTATCAGCCCCGGTTGTTGTTGAAGCAAAAACTAATGAATCAATTGCTACAGCCCCAATGGTTGTACCAACTGTAATAACATCGTAATCTGGATTCGATGTATTGATTGCCGTAATAGGATAAGCCTTGTCGCTTGGTTTTGACGCGAAATTATCGCCAATCTTTAAGGTGTGGCCTTTTGCAACTTTATAGTTCAATGCATCAGCAGCAGCGGTCTCAACCACTTTTCCCGTTGCAACAAAAGACGCTTTCCGAGTCGATTCATCGAATATCATCGGAGTTCCAGCCTTAATGACTGTACCATCGGGTAAACCTCCTTTTTCTAAAAGGAAGCCTCCCTGTGCGAGTTGGATATCCTTTCCAGTACCTTGGAATACCGGAATTCCTTCCGTTCCTTGTTTTGTTTTATATCCTAGTCCCATTTTAATTTTTTTAAGATTTAATTTTTGGTTGCATTGGCTTCAACGTTCTTTTTTGCAAAGTCTGCAATTGCAGATGAAACCTGTTTTCCAGTTGCCTGAATCCCTGTAACCACCTTTTCAGCCGCAACCTGGCTATTTAGGTTTGTTTGTTGGATACCGGCCCATTCAGTTGCTAATTCCGAAAGGGTGTTTTCCATATTGAAATCTTCCCCAATGATTGTTTTGCGGACATAAACCTCGGGAATTCCTTTTTCCTTGGCTTTGGCCACTAAATCTTCCATTGTTGAATTGGATTTATTTACAGTAACCTGATTGCTCAATTTTGCAATCGAATCCTGCATTTCCTTTGCCCATGGAGGCATTTCATTAGGAATTTCATCTTTCTTAACAGCCGGAGGTTGATCTTCTTTTCCTGGTTCAGGCTTTTTATTTTCCTGATCCCACTTTTTCTTTGCTTCACCCACACGAGAATCCCCCTCTTTTTGTACGAAATCTGCATAATCCTTAATGCTTATTGTTGAGTTAGCTTCAAACTCTGTAATAGCTCCCTCGATTTGGTTTTCTTCCGTAACCTTTTCAGCCAACTTCTTAGCGATCAAGGTAAGGACAGCTTTTGACACCCCTGGATTTTTGGAAATCAGTTGTGCTAAAATTTTTTCCCACATAATTATGTCTTTTAGAATTCTTAAGTGCTATAAAATTAAGAAAGCATAAAATCATGAAGGGTATAAGTTTAGTTGTAAAACGTTTACTATTTGAAAAAGTAACCAATAAATAAAATCTCAATATTTTTTAAAATTCCTTTACCGGCGGAGCCGGAACAATTTATTCCGTCAGGAATTGAATAATTTCTGACGTCGGAATATTTCTTATCTCTTATTTCTTATTTCTTATTTCCCGCATTTAATCCGTCAGAAATTGAATTTATGTCGGAATAAATGCAATTTCTGACGACATATTGACTACATAAATAGTATTGAGCTACTAAATGTGAAAATTTGGTAATGATAATATTGTAAATTGAATAAATATAAAATATGGCACATTTATTTATATTTTATTTTGCTATATAAAATATAGCACTTATATTTGTCAAGAGGATTTTAAATATTCTAACTTGACAAACTTGTTAAAACGATAATTTTATGAAAACATTAAACAAAAAATTTATCGATCATCTAGGAGATGATTTTGAAAACCAAACTCTTTTAGAAAAGAAGAGGAGAATAGACGCTCAAATTACACTCTACATTGGACTATATTCCTCCAGGGATTTGAATGTAAAAGAAGAGGAATTGATAGTTGATACTTTGCACTATCTGATTACTCTTCAAAACCATTTTTCTAAACTTATCAGATTCATTGAAGCTATAAACTATAATTAGCATGAAATACTTAGGAATTTTAATTTTTATTTTTCTTCTGTCTTCCTGCCAATCCTGTAAGAAAGAAGAACTTCATCCTGGGAAAAGGACTAAAGATCTAAATGATAAAAATAGGAGACCCTTAATTGATTCTGCCCGAAATAAGTTTAAACCCGTAAATAAGTTGGATTAGATAATTTCTATATTTGGAGATTTATTAATCAAATCCATTATTAATTATGAAAAAATACTTTTTTTTATTTTTCATAGCGCTCGCTATGATTTTAGGATGTTCAAAAGATGGTGAACAAGGGCCAAAAGGAGATAAAGGTGACAAAGGGGATCAAGGGGCACAAGGAATTACAGGAACAAAAGGTGCTGATGGGACTGTGATTTTTAATGGAACAACAGCACCCACAAGTTCAATTGGAAAGTTAGGCGATTATTATATGAACCTATCCTCGAAGGAACTGTATGGACCTAAATCAGAAAATGGCTGGGGAAATCCAACTTCATTGAAAGGAGATAAAGGGGATGATGGAATAAACGGAAAAGATGGATCGAGCCTTTTGGGTGGTAACGGAGCTCCGACAATGAATATTGGTAAACCAGGAGATTTTTATCTTGATTTAAATACCTTATCTATTCATGGACCGCGAAATGCATCAGATTGGGGAGGGGTGTTTCCTTTGGCTAGTAACCAAAAAAATGGAGTAAATGTTTATTTGATACGAAATGTTAGATTTACTTTACCTTCTAATGATCATTTAGACTTTATTAATACTAAGCCATGGTTTTATTATAAGTCGAAAGAGATAATGATGGGTAATGTGAATATTAAAAAAGGTCTGTACTTCATGTATTGGAGATACAATTCGCCAAGTGGCAATAACGATGTTAGAGTAGATAATTATTTTGATCATACGTGGCATGAAATGGTTGTTAACGGAAATAAAGAATATATAAATGTAAACAGTAACCAGATTGAAATTCGTCTAGAACAGAATAGAGTTGGCAGAAATCCAATAATGGGAGTTTATGTTTTACAGCCAGAACTTATTGGAAAAGCTACCAACGAATTTGGAGCTTCCATGGATCCTCATGAGTTTTATAATTTTAGAGAATCAGCAACTTTCGACATTTTGATAAAGCATATCCCTGAATCTTCCGCAACTCAAATTCAAGCAAGGGGAGGTGATATACAGGAATTTTTAAAAATTAATTCCAAATAATATTTATGAAAAGTATCCTATTACAAACTTCCGCAGATGATCCAGCTATCGTTGGAATTATCGCTTTCATAGTTGTTTTAATTCTTTTATTTTTTGCTTTGCGTGGATTGGTTTTATGGTATTACAAAATAGATGTTATGTCTAAAAATCTTGAAGAACAAACTAAAACACAAAAAAGAATTTTAGAAATATTAGAAATGCAACTCCAAAATAATAGAGATAAATATTAATATTCTACACTGTTAATATCGTGAAGATTAGCGGTCTAAATGGCCGCTAAATCATTAAAATAAAAATAATTTAGTAAATTTATACTATGGCAAAGATAGATCCTAAATACCGAGGAAAGTTAGTTGACACATTCTATTTCAGAGGTGAAAAAATCGAGGTTTATGAAAATAATGATCCAAACCTAGATCCGGATACTATTCTTTCCTTATTGGCAAGGGGTAGGCGTACTCCTCAAAATGAACATGAGGAAAAGCTATTAATGGAAATTAAGGAAATCTATGATAGGGGTGATGAATTAGATATCCCTTTTAATTAGCCTTCCTTAAAAAATCCTCATATAATCTTTTGTCATAAACCTTTATTTTCCCATTAATCTGCGTCAAGATCAGCCGGGCTTTACCTTCCAAATTAGTATCCCATAGATATAGTTCGTCAAAAACTTTGTTTTTTAAAATATTGGGAATTAGGATTGATATTTCCTTGTTTTGATCTCTGACATGGTCCAACGGAACGACCCTTCCAGTTACTTTTGCCCTTTCTTCAGCAAGTTTTAAACTAAGTTTAGTATCTAAACTTACATAATCAGCTCGAATTGTTTTACCTCTACTTTCCTGCCTAATTGCCCTTACGTTCTTCATGAGCTTTTCAATTTTCCCATCATTTACACCATCCATTACTGTGAAAAATCCACTATCCAAGGCTTTTTTTCTTATCAATTTACTCAGGTATGAGCTTTCTTCATGAACGAAGCTTGCAGCACCTTTTAAAAGGCTCTTATCTTTTTGGGAAAGTAGCATTCTATATTCCGGAATCATATTTTTAATCTTATCTGGATCTACAACAAACGCTCCTTTTGGATAAGGAAGCATACCTCCATCTAAAACGGTAGATTTTCCGTTTGCTGGGGCACCTCCGAGCATATACACTTTTTCACTTTTTGTAATTGGGAATTGGGAAAAATAATCATTGATAATTTTATCATGTAAAATCTTCCTTTCAGGCATGTATTTACCGTCTCTTAAAAACACTTCATTGGTATCTTTCAATTCCCTTAAAAAGACTTTTGTTTCCTGCTTTGTCAGAATCAATGGTTTATCGTTATTTTGCAAGGCTAAATCGTAGGCATTCTTATTATCTTTTACCCAATTAGGTTTATTGGCGTATGAGCTTATTGTTGAATCGTTTTGCTTTACATATTCTTTGAATCCTTTATGAGGTTCGGTTAATTGTTCTTTAAAAAAATAATTCTCTCCATTCAACAATGCATCTTCGAATTTATTGTATTCTTCGGGAGAAGGAAGTACCGGTACTGAAAAACAAATACATTGCGTATGCCATCCAACAAATTTAAATTCTTTTGGATATTTACCTTTCAGATGGTCACAAATGTCAGGTCTGGGATGCCTTGCAGATAATTTAACCTCGTATCCCAAAATAATCTTTGATCTTGCATAACGATCATTGTCAGCTGACCTGTAAGCCATGTTGGTTTCGGTTCTTGTAAGTCTCATTGCATTTTTGTAGGAGGATCTATAAACACCTTGGCCGGGTTTATATTCTTTTGCTGCTTTTGAAAGTTTGAGTTTTCCATCAAAATCCCTGATCCTTCTAAAAAGTTTATCAGGTTCTACAAGGAACTGTTTTTGGTCCTTTGCCATTGAAGCTGCAGATTTACCCTCCTTGATACCTTGAGCCAGATTGTTCTCGATCTCAAACCTAAATTGGTTGTGGTAATTCCACACTCTTGAAGAAAGTTCCAGACCGTCCTTTCCATTTTTCCGGATTTTGAAGGCTTCCAAAGCTTCCTGATTGCGAGAAAATAAAGCTTCCTGAATCAATGGTCCTATTTGTTTCCCAGTCGTGTATTGACCAAGAATTTCATCAAGTTTGGACTCGGAAAGGTTCCAAGCCTCATGAACCCCGTTGACCATTATAGTCAAAAGCTCTTCATGCCATTCAGCAAGAACATTATCGACAAGTTTGTTCAAAAGTGGAATCTTGGTCATATCAATAACCTCCCGGTTTTTTACATTCGGAATACCGGCAAAAATTTTGTCAATAGCCTTCAGGTAGGCTTTTTTAACTTTTGCCTGGTTTTTCTTGATATTATTAAGATGCTTTTGTTCAAACTGCCGATTTATTTTATCGGTGTTTTGCATAAAAATTTGAAAGTAACTTAAACAAAGTTATTAAAATTTAAACCGATATTAATAATTTGAAAACCTTATTTTTGATAAACCATTATATTAACAAAAAAACTATGGATAGTTTCAATTTCTACAAAAGTTTATATGAAAGAGAGCTAAAAAGAAGGCATGATCTGGAGGGCGGTATAAGTCCTTTTCTTACAGTATTATCTGCAATTGTAGCAATATTGTACTATTTTAACAAAGAAGAAACCTTTTCATTTTGTTCAGTAAAAACAGCTGGTCCTAATACAGTCTTAATTTTCACAATTATTTGTTTCTTCGTTTGTCTCCATCGGTTTTGCTTAGCATATAATAATTTATTTGCTGGCTTTAACTATAAAAACATTGCATATCCAAGCGAATTACGAAAAATGGAATATTTGCTTGAACAGGATGAAATTGATTATAAAGATCATAACGATTCACAATTGATAAGTAAAAAAACGAATTTTGAAAATGGAATAATTAATAACTTGATTGAAGTTACTGATATAAATAAACAATTCAATGACACAAGGGGAGATAACTTCTTTAAATCTCGATCATTACTTATATTAACTTTCATTCTAACAATTTTCCAAATCATAATTTTATTAATTTTTAAAAATTGGCTATGAGCAATTACAATGATCCTGAGAATGACGGTTCCAATGAGCAACCAAACATTCCAGCAGAACCACCAATTAGAGAGTGGCCACAAAACACCATTGAGAAAGGTGAAAAACCTGGTGATGATTCAGAATACATGACCAAATAATGAAATTAAGCAGGCACATATTGCCTGCTTATTGATAAATATTTATATGGAAAAAATTATTTTAGAATCAATCGATCATCTTCATTTAATACTACAAAAATATTCTAGACTTCCACATACTAAGTACAGAGGACAAAGCAATGAAAAATGGCCATTAATTCCAAAAGCTGGAAGAGAAGCTTTTCGAAAAATTCATGATTCCATGTTATTTTTGCATTGGAAAAGAAGAGCAGTTGGAATATTGAATAAGTCTTTTTCTGGAGATATTGAATATTTAACAGTAGCCCAACACACAGGTTTACCAACGAGGTTATTAGATTGGTCTCACTCTCCTTTAGTTGCGTTATTTTTTGCTGTAAATGAAAATTTAGAATTAGATGGAGCTGTATATTTTTATAGGACATTAGAAAAGGAAATAGATCGATTAAATATTCAAAATCCATTTAATCCTTCTCTGGAATATTATTTTCACTTACCTTCTTCGTCTATAAACCGATTAGACAACCAATTTGGACATTTTTCAATTCATAAAGATCCTTGTAAAGATTTTCAAAAAATTTGTATTTCTAAAAACCTGACAAAACTTATAATTCCATTTCAATTAAAGCACGAAATACTATTAATGCTGAACCATTACGGAGTTAATTTTTTAACAATTTACCCAGATTTAGAAGGCTTATCAAAACACATTAGTTGGTTTTATGAAAACTTTGATTTATGGGGTGATAAATCTCCAATCTAAAAATTAGGTTTACCCTCTTCATCAGCTGTAAACAAAAGCATTGGGGGTAAACCATTTCCACAAACTGAAACTATGATCGGTCTACCGGCAAGGATCGCTTCGATATCCTCTTTATTAGGCTGCCATACCGTATTGATGTAAGGATTCCCTTTTTCATCCTGACCCACATAAGCCTGTATCGGAAGACATTCACTTTCATCCATTGTAACCGGCTTATTGAAAGTCACATTCGATTCTTTAAAGTCTATTGGTAGCATATTTATTTCCTCCTAAAATGTCTTTGGGCTAATTTTTGTTGTTGTCGAATGTACCTTTGGTTTTTATCTGAAGAATGAAATACTTTTTTTAATGGATTTGTAACCGATCCTAACTCATCTATAATTGCAGAAAAAGTTTGGGAAGGTTTTTGAGTAAGGTTTGAAAGTTCATGAATTTCCGTCTCAATTTCAACACCTGCTTTAAGGAGTACTATGTTCGCTGTCTGCAGGGTGATCATTTGACATCCATTAAGTCCAAAGTGATGTCCAATTAATAGTATTTTTCTCATAATTTTTGAATTAAATAATTGACAACATTTTTTAAAAAAAAATTAACCGTGGTGTAATGTAGATTACCAAATCAATTGATAATAGATAGATTTGTTATTGATAAAAATAAAGGTGTCGATTTCGACACCTTTACTAAATTCGTATTCTATAGCACCTATAACATTTTAATTGTAGGTGGATCGTTAGCGGTGGGCTTGATATCGGATGTATATCCGTTGATCAGATCATTTTCAGACAATACCGTTACCATTTTGCAGTACTTTGGAGAAACATCTGGAGTGATACCATCACAGATCAGGTCAAAGTGCTGGACCTTCTCAAAGTCTTTTTTCAGCTCAATGGATGCATTCTTGTCTAAAGATGCGTAAACCGTGCCAACCATCATGACGGAAAATAAACCGATCATTGCAATTGCTACAAATCTTTTCATTTTGTAAATGGTTAATTGAGTTAATAAATTAATGAACTATTCGCTGTCTATCCAGCTGTCTTAATCTTTCCTAAGATCTAGCCCCGATCCTATATCGGGGCAAAGCGTGAAGTTCCTAGGCTATTAAAAAGAATCTCTTTGAGGTCCTTTGCTGCTAATTCTCTATTTCATAATCTGAAAACCATTAGTGCTATAATTTTACGATCACACTCCACTAACCGAGAACTATCAACTTTTTTCAAGAGTACCAGCATTGCTATATATCGCCCTCTTTCAGATCATTACTTTAAAGAACCAAGAACCTCGCTCTCTATTGCGTTCGTAGCGAGGGATGGGAGCGACCCACCGTCATCAGGAAATGAGCCTTCAGACAATCTCATTATTCCTCGCCAAATTGCCCGTCTATCCGGGCGGTCTCTTAATCATCAGCTGGAGAAAAATCTACATAATACTTTTTCCCAGGCTGAATGAAATCCAAAGCATCAGGATTAGTTACCATCATTTCTATTTGTCCACTAGGAGTGGCATTACTGAATTGATTGTCCTCACTGTTTCTATCATGAGAATACACTGCTGACAGTTTTACTCTTTTTGATCCATAACCATAATCCGTTACTTCCTCAGCTTTAAATTTTGCTCTAATTGATCTAGACATTTTTATTTAATTTTTGACTTCACCGTCGTGGAGTGAATTGGATTCGAACCAATGTTTGTTCAGTGTTCGCTCACCACTACTTGCCAAACCGTCCTAACCTCTGGACGATCGCCCCAAAATAATGTTGGTTATCTCACGACCACCAACACTAACCAATTATAAACTTAAATTATGAGCACTTACTATTTCAATACCTTAAACAAATATAAGCACTTATGTTTATTAAACAAACCTTTTTAAAAACAAATTGACAAACTTGTTAAATTGTCAATTTATTCATCAAATGTAGATATACTTTCTGCCTTGATCTGGTTCCAATTTTCTTCCCCATCTTTTACCAAAGGATGCTGTCTTGATGCGATTTCTTGGCTCAATATTGGTTTACCTCCTGTCGAAGCCACCAGCATATCTATAAAGTCGGCTTCGTTTTCAGGTAGGGGACTTATAAACTCGAATTTTACAATCAGATTTTTCATCTGAGTTGCAATCACGTTGTTGTTCGGATTGATCCTTACCATCAGGTTTTTGATCACTTCCATCATTCTATCAAATAACTCCACAATTAGAGTTTGATTGCGAATCGATTTAAGAATTGCAGGAAAGAACATCAGTTCAATAGCCTTACCAGAAGTAGTTGCAACGGCCTTCATGCTGTCCATACTGAAATCCGGAGTATCTGTTATGTAATTGATCAATTCCTTCAGATCCTCACGTTCTTCCTTGATCAGATCGACAGACATTTGAGGGTAAAGGTATTCTGCATCCGCACCGGGTTCCATCTGAACAACCTTGACCGCCTTTTGCACCTCTGGAAGATTTTTGACTTCACCAGTAAGCTTTAAAATCGGTGAGCCCATAGCATCGTTGTTTTTGGCCTTTCCGCTTGTAAGGACTTCACGCCTTTCAATCAGTTGGTCAACATCCTTACTATCCCATTCCTGCTGGGTGAACAAGACCATGGAAATCTTTTTGGCAAGATTATCCTTCCTGGTCATTTCCCATTTACCATCTTTTTTTACGTTCAGGTAATAGAATTCTTTAGTTTCAATATCGAAATGTTCAATATTCTTACCTTTGTTCCCTTTAACTACATATCCACGCGCCCAAGCCCTTAAGGTCCCGAATTCATCAAAATAATAGAATATCTCCTCGTTGTTGCTCTTTGCAACAACCTTACATCGAATAGTATTTGATATAGTAGTATCTGTTGGATCAGCTTCATCATCCCTATATGGTCGGAACATGATCACAGCCTCGGTCTCACTGTAGTATTTTGTCAAAAGGTCCGTAAGCTTTGAATTCATCCGCATTTCCTTCCATACGTCCAAAATCACTTTAAAAGCCTCATCTGTATTATTACTTTCCTGAACAAGTTTAACGGGTTTTCCAACCAGGAAAGCCACAGTACTCTGAACAATCTTTTTTTGAATAGGTAATCCTATTGGCCAATTGTTCACGGATTCTTCACCTACGAGTTTCTTTTCAGGTTCTTTCTTTATCTTATGTTCACTGATATTGTAATAGGAGAGGGCCTCTAAAATCCTTTCGGACTGAGAAGTCATCTGTCCCTTTATCTTGCTAACATCACCACTCTCTAGCAATGCATTAAAATCCAATTCTTCCATAATTAATTTAATAAAATCCTAAACTTGATTTTGATATAGGTTTGGTTTTCTCTGAATGACTCTTTTTGATTTTTACAGGCCAAAAGGTGTATGTCAAAGAATCCCATTTGTCCGGAGATCTTCCCAACCTTGCAACGATTCCATCTTTCCCATCTTTAGGTTCGATGATGATATCTCCGTTTGATCTGAAACTGTATTTTATCTCTGTAGCCTCCTCAGCAAATTCATCATCTGGAGGAAGCATAGCATTCATTTGATTGTCCGGATTTAACCAATCCCTAACAGCCCAATGCAGGAAAGCCCTCATATTCGCAAAAGTATATTCCCCTGTGATGTCCTGATAAGGTTTTCCCATTTCATCTTTCGCCGCATTTGAATTCTTTGCACTTATTGCCTGTTCGTAACCAAATTTCTTTACGGATTCTTTTCCTGCAAACTTAAGTTCCATTAACCTGCTGTAAACTCCGGCACCTTCACCGATTGTATCGATCATTGCAACCGGATATTGGATATTTCTCAGAAGATTTACAGTAATTCCTGCAACTTTCATATGATCAGCCACACCACCACTATTGAAATTTATGAATTCCTTTACGATATTTTCCCTACGATCGCAGATAACAGAATCATCACGTCCCATACCTGCTACATCGATTCCCAAACGCGCCTCTGAACTATAGATTCTTTCCGAGCTGGATTTCTTATGAAATTCTTTCCACCTTTCATTTGCCAATTGAATCCAGGAAAGAGGAATAAGCGTGTCCTGTGTAACCTTTGGAAATTTGCCCAAAACCTTCATCCTGAATAGATCATTAGGTCTATAGAAATTCCCTTCCCATTCAAAGTCATCTTCACTTTCCTTGAAATCAGATTCAGGGATTTGTTGGCACCATGTTTCCACCTTATCCTTTACCCAGGGATAATCCACCTGACCGGGAATAATATCCTTTTTATGTACTACATTAGGAGCATTAAGACTATTCAATTGGAATTTGGCCCAACGTTTTGATTTGTGGCTCCTTGCAGCATATCCGATATTAGTGTTGGGGTTGAATACTATTAATATCCTTGAGTTTCCCTGAAGGTTTCCTTCAATGGCCGAGAATGTGCTTTCAGGAATACCTGATGCCTCTGTAACTACGAACATAGTGTTCACCGCATGGAACCCGGTCCAGGCTTCATGATTGTGGTCATCCGCTTTGAATCCCGTCAAGAACCATTCATCGTATTCAGTCCGGATATCATTTCCGGTCAAACGACCAGGAAGTTGAACACCATTCTTTTTTGCTTTGTTGAACAATCTGGATATTTCCGGAACCATGATATTGACAACCTGTCTACCGGTAGGAGCGGTCATTGCTATTTTGGTGTTCTTTGTAAGTTCACCATCCTTCCAGCGAGGTGTAAGGTACATAAAGCACATACATGCAACTGCAGAAATAAAATCCTTTCCCCTTGCCGTGCCGCTTGCAACGCTTGTCATTTTGTTGGTTTGGACTGAACGAAGTATTGCTTTCTGTTCATCATCCAATATACAGCCCAATGCCTCTGTTGCAAACTTCACCCAACCATCAGGATCTTTAACCCATTGGGATATTTTCTTTTTAGCAGATTGCTCGTAGCTATTCGTCATCGTCCTGGGAAACTTCTTTTAGAAAATCGTAAAATCCTTTGTTCAGGCTTTCTCCTTTGGTAGTGACATCTACCTTTTGGTTGACGGAGGTATATTTTTCCTTGTAATTGTTGCTCAGATAGTATTCGATCGCTTTTTCATCATTACGGTCTATGTTCTGAAGGAGTTTGCTTTCGACATACTCATGTGTGACCATCCTGATCTCCTCGACCATATCATGAAAAGCTTCATCGTAGGAGGGGTTAGGCACACCCTTCACCATTTTTGAATACCAATCATAAAAGGCGCGCCTAGAAAGTCCGGCATTCTCGCAGGCGACTGAAACAAGTCCTTTTGAAAGTTTCAAACAATAGAGGATCCATTTCTTTTTCATCGTGAACCCTTTTAGATCAGGATCATTCTTTGCCCGTGCATAGAGTTCCTTTTTCGTTGGTTTCTTTAATTCTTCACTCATGATCATTTAAATAATATTTCTCAAAACAGATAAATATTAGTGCTTTTATTTGTGTTTTAATTCCTAAATTTGCAGATATGAATAGAAGGATATCCAAGATTTATGTTATCGTTGAAGAGGGTAGGGTCATTCTGGCCGATACTAACCTCAAGGATATACAGGAGGACCTTTCAAAGTCTGCTCCGGATATTACCTACACTATGCTTTACAATTCTTTCCGCGATTCGGATTACTTTGAAAGAACGTCAAAATCAAATGGAAAGGTTTATTCCTTCCAGGTCATCCACAACAAGGATTACCAACCCTAATATCCTTTTGCTTTCAACAAAGCATCAACTGCATAACGCAATTCGAGGTTTGTTTCATTATCAATCTTTCCTTCGATTGTGATTACTGTCTTAGGATCCGTGGTGTAAATCCCTGTCTTGATCTTGTCAAGTTTTCCCAATTCACTTTCGAATTGTCTTTGCGGCTTCTCCGCTTGTTTTTTAGTCGTTGCCATATTTCTCAATAATTTTGTTGTACAAACGATCGACATTATCTCTAAAATCCTTGTAGAGGTGGTAGTGATGGATTGAAGTCCTGATATCCTTGGAAAATGTGGTCCTGGAAATTTTGGAATGTTTTTTCAGGACTTTGCTGACTTTGCAGCTGACCAAACCGTTTACCAATCTTTTCAAAAGCTCTGGTTGGTAAAGCTTCAGTATCGTTGAAAAGATTACTCGTCTTTTTATCGATAGGTCATGTTGACCGGATCTATTGTTCAGACTTTCAACCTCAATCCCTTCCATGCAGCATAGGTCCATTACGATTTCCGAAATGAGATCTGTATCATGGAAAGTTTTTTCAGGTAATTTCTCCCGGATCTTGTCATCAACTAGTTTTGCAAGTTCCGGAAATTCCTGATAAAGCACTTTAACAACTACTTGTGCTGGATAATTAGTCATTAATAGCAAATATACCAACAATTTGACAAACTTGTCGTTATGTCAATAATTTATTATTTTTCTTAAGCTACTGTAGATTTGATATTTTTGCATCCAAACTAATTAATACCAAATATGAAAGCATTTGTTATTATGTCGTTTTCTTCAGAATTCGATGATATTTACACTATGGGAATTAAAATTTGTTGCAAGGAAAATGGTTTTACCGCTATTAGACTTGATGAACAAATTTTCGACGAAGGAATGTTAGATAGAATTTATCATGAAATTACAACTGCAGACATAATAATTGCAGAGTTGTCTAACAAAAATCCAAATGTGTTTTATGAATTGGGCTTTGCTCATGCATTGAATAAAAAGTGTATTTTACTAACTCAGGAAATTGATAATATTCCTTTTGATCTGAAACATAAACGACATATTAAATATAAAAATTTAATTGAATTAGTACCTAAATTGAAAAATGAGCTTTTATTTTTTAAATCTTTAATTGAAGAAGATAAAAAGCTGCCAGTTGCAATTGAAACGACTCTAGATGGTGAATTAGAAATTATAAATGGAGCCAGAAAAGACGCTGTAGTTGATTTCTCGATCGACATATTTAACAAATCCAACAAGCCGATTCAAAACATTAATTCAATCGTTATCCATCTAAATACAAATTGGGAAATTAAATATAACAATGATAGGTTGATTGCCACCGACTCCAACTTAGAAAATTTTAAATGGCGATATTATTTAAAACCTCCAAGTTCATCTATTGCAAAGAATGGTTGGATGCCAATTCGACTTAAGATGAGCAAAATATTAGCATATAAATTTGAAAATGATTTTAAGATTAAAACGAAAAGGTATACTGGAGAAGTCAACATTGAAATAATAACTGATCATGAAACATATCAAATCCCCATTGAGGTGAAATTTAGTATTGAAGAAGGATTACCATTTTAATTAGTTTAATTGTTTCCAAACATACAAGATCTTTAGGCTGACGGCGTATAAGCCGCCAGCCAAGTGATTGAAGTAAATTATTCTTTTCCATATCACGTTTTATTCCTGTTCCTGAGCTGTGGCCTGAATTGCCTTTCATCCAAATGCCTCCTTCTTGCTCAATTGCTATCTTGATTTCTTTCCCTTCCTGATTAACTAGAATTGCATAATCAATCCTGTAAAGCCTTTCGGTTGAGAAAAAGAATTCTGGCCAAACTTCCAATCCAAGCTCTTGCTTTACCAGCAAGATGAAAGGATCCTTATATTTTTCTTTATTTTTCAGATTTCGACTATCATCTATCCAGCCAGTTTTTAGGGCTTTAGAGCGAGTTTGTTTCGTTTTGGCACTATTTACCTTCAATAAATTAGATTGTTCATCTGTGAGCTTATTTTGCTGAACTAGCAAGCCATTCACCTCAACCCAACCATTAGATTTTAGATTCTTCACAAGAGCAGTTCCCCAATTCTTTTTCATTATTTTTTAAATAAAACTTGTTTTCGACCGATTTTGAACTATATTAGTTTTACTTGGGTAAAGGATGCAGTACGCACATAGGGATGCGATTTAGCACACGAGAGATTCGAAAATCCCAATTTGTTTTCGATGATAGTCATAATTGACTCCAATTTTTTAATAAAATGGATAAGGTAATTAAACGAATTGCTAATTTGTTAATAGCAATTTACTACTTAATCAAAATCTATCTGGAGTTTTTTCCTTGGTAAATCAATTTAAGAGGCCATTTATGGCCTCTTAATATTTTAAACCTGTCCAATGAACCAATTTTCCTTTAAAATCTCCATTAAAGTATTTAAAGAAATCTTCAACAGATTCAAAGCCATCGTTTTTAGCTAAAATCTCTACCTCATCAGGATGCAAAGGGTTTAAAAGGCAATTAGGATCACCAACATATACCATGCTTCCCAGGTTATTGAAGTGATGTTTAATTCGGATTTTCTGAACACTCAAACACTTCACAACTGGAGCAAACTGAAATCTATTTTTAGACCTTCCATTGATCACAAAGTGGATATCCATTCCTGGTTTCCATCTATCGTTTTCATCCTTTCGGATGGTGTGGATTTTAGGATGAAGCCTTGGTTTCCAATCCCAGTTGTCTCCGAACTTGGAACGGAATTCTTCAAGTTGATCGATATATTCAATTCTTTTTATCAGACCATTTTGCCAAAGGCCCAAATTTATCTTTTCAATGAAATATGTTTTATTATCTAGCATAGCCATTTCCTTTGGCCAGTGCTGCATAAATCCTAGTGTCATAGGCGTGTAGTGTAAAGTTAATTTCTAAAATCTGGGGTGTTTACATCGAACTCAATGAAGTTGCACATCTCTCTCAGACGTGATCTGATACGGCTTCCATAAGTGTTTTCAATATCATCTGCGGTCATATTTGCTGTAAAATGTGTCTTGTTATGTAAACCTGAATCATATCGAGAATAGATGACCTCTGCAATAACATCCCTTTCGTTTCCAAAGTGTTTTTGGGTCTGTTCTACTCCAATATCATCAAAACAGCAGCCGATTTTGTCAAATCCAAAGTTCTGTTGGGGGTATGCCTGTTGGAGTGCCGAATATTTTTGTATGACATAATCGCCCCCATCTTTTTTGTCTGTATAATCAGCTGCCACCTTGCGGGCGGTGACAAATGCAAAAGGATTGTTGGTGTTCTTTGCAAACGCTTTCATGATCGATGTCTTTCCACAACCGACTGGGCCTACCAGCATGATTCCTTTTCGAAGAGAAATTCCAAATTCCGAAACGGATTCATCACCTGAAAAATATTTAGCCAGGATATTGATGATCCTTTCATTGTGGTGGTTTAATTCAAATTTTGGATTCAATTCTCGTGATATCCTGAGAAAGTGACTCAGGGTCTGCAGATGATTGAATTTCGGATATTCCACCGGAGCATTAACCTTGTCCCAGTATTTTTTGTTTTCAATCTGAAAATGGATCTTCTTTCTTGCCTCACGAAGAGCTGATTTGGTAATAGATTCTATTTCCTCATCCGAAAGGATAATGTGATCATAATTTTCCATATCCTGATGTTGGCCTTGAAGCTTCGTGCCTTCTATTTCCTGTTTGATTGTTTTCATATTTTTTTTGATTTGTGATTTTATTGTTGACCCAATACATGCAATGTTTCCTGTAACCCTGGAGAGTAGTATGGGATTCCTTTGTTATCGAAATCGCCTTGAAAAAATTCTCAACATGTTGGAGGATTTCAGCATTTGTAACCGCATGATTGTTTCCAAGTCTGGTGATGAATTCAAGATCACTTTTTAGATCATTTTTTGGAGTATCGAAATCTGAAGGGGAGTACTGTTCCCAAGGCTTCTTCTGAATACTAACTTCATCTGTTTTTTTTGGTTCTACCGACCTTTCAAGGGTCGGAATATTTCTTATTTCTTCTTTTCTTATTTCTTCTTTTCTTATTTCCCTACAATTTCCACCAGAAATATGTATTTCCGGGTCGGCTTTTGTTATTTCCGGGTCGGAAATAGAAATTTTAACAATTTCGTCTGAAAATAGATGGTTGTACAAGGTCTCAAAGTCCAAAGCAATAGATGATCTTTTCTTATATGTATCCTTGATACTTTCTATAAAAATTTCACTCCATATTATCCTCTTTTTCCATAGGATTTTATTGATGGAACCGAGCATTGCAAGATCGTCTAAAATAGCTTCCAGAACCTCCAATTTGATCTTACATTTATTGGCCAAGAATACCTTTTCGATTTCATCATTCAGGTTTATATAATGGTCCGGTGTCTTGGCCAGTGATTCTAAAATCTTGAACCAAGATGCATAACCGTCATTACCATATTTAGCCTCTATGAACTGGATCTTTTTACCTTCACCTATATAGTGCGGAAAATAATCTACAGTATTTTTTTTCTTTCTTCCAGCCATTTTCTAATCTTCTAAATCCTTGTCAAATAAAGCAAGTTCCAAACCCTGCAAATGTTCTTCGATCTGATGGAGCAAAACCTGTTTTTTCTCCAAATAATAACCATTATCCAAATCCATTTCATTCAATAGGTAGCCAATGGCCGAAACCACTTCAAGCTCATGGTAAAGATGTTTTGTAATGGTGCAGAAGTAATTGTAATGCTCCATGAAAATCAAAGGTAATTAAATTGACAATATTGTTAAAACGTCAAGTTTTCTGTTAAATCAAAAAGAGTTGGAATACTTTGTTTTAATTCTTCAGCCTTGAGGTAGTTTGCTCCGTCACTCCAATAGATAGGGTTTAATTCTATTCCCACGCCCTTTCTTCCTTCTTGAATGGCAATCAAAGGAACTGTTCCTAAACCAGCAAAGTAGTCTAAAACCTTTTCTCCTGGATTACTCATTTGAAGGATAACCCTTTTAACGATATCAATCTGAAATGGGCAAACATGCATTTCCCTGCCTAGGCTCCATTGAGATCCGTTCAATGTCCTCATTCTGGTAATGTCTGTCCATACTTCTTCTGACCAGCTTTGAGGCTGTAAAAGCATAAAACCACTTGGTAATTTACCCTTTGCTTCCAAACCTTCAGCAATTTCTACGATCTGTTCAAAATCCCAAACTTCATTTAGAGAATAGGTCTTGAACAATTTAAAGATCGCGTCTGGTTCAAGCTTGGCCACTTCCTCCGGATCAAGTAGTCTGTTTCCTGACGATCGGGTATAACCTGCAGCATCCAATTGCCATCTTGCGCGGGAATATCCCTTTCCGCTCCATTGATGTGTGGATTTATCAAAAGACCTTTTTTCTTTGAATACCGGAATATCTGCATAGGCATTGCTTGTATCGGTTGGGATCTTCCTGAAAAGTAGGAGGTATTCGGGAAGTCCAACCCCCATTTTGGAACCGTCCTTACATTGTTCTGTCCATCCCAATCTATAAGTTTGATTGTTCTCGCGAACCACATCTGTGACAATAGTTTTCATTCCAATAAATGCGAAACCATGCTTTGTATAATGATTGATGACCTCACAATGGAATGGATATTGAGTTTGGAAGCCAAGGCCGTTAATTCCTCCCGGAACAATCCTGTCCTTTACATGAACGGCACAGATCCTTCCGGGCATCAACACCCTCAAAGCCTCTGGAGTAGAGAAATCCATTTGCTCAAAAAATTCCTCATTGCTTTCTGTATGGCCATAGTCAGCATAGTTGGGTGAATATTCAAATTGGGTGGCAAAAGGTATTGATGTCAAAATAAGTCCAATGCTATCGCTTTCCATTCTTGGGAGCTCTAGAACATTGTCGTTATTAACGAACTGATAATTATTACCTTTTACTTCGATTCTTTCAACTCCCATTTTCCTGGTCAGAAGCTGGGCCATTGCGGCTTGTGAGAGTCCGTATTTTTTTACTATTTCAATCATTTTATTTACCATTTTATCATGTTGCTGCCATTTTCTTTCAAGTTGCTTTCTGATCTGCCTTTCAGCTTCTGTATAGATTAGATCAATCCGTACTTTTCCATTCTGTCCGAATCGCAATAACCTGTGGATGGATTGGATGAAGTCGTTGAATTTGAAGCCTATTCCGGAGTATATTGCCCAATTACAATATTTCTGAAGGTTGGTTCCAGAGCCTAGCATCGAAGGTTTTCCTGCCATCTGGGCCAATTCACCATTGGAGAAAGCCTGAACTATGTCTTCCCGCAATTCCAATTTTTGGGAACCGAAAACAGATCTGCAGGAGGGGAAAAACTTTTCTATCGCTTTCCGTTCAGGTTCCAGGTCATGCCAAAGGATCACATGCTTTTCGGGATCCTGGCCGTGGATTTCAACCATTTTCAAAACACGGTCCATTAAACTCCTTTGTTTTTCCTTGGCTGAGCCTTCAAGTCCAATTGTCGATTCTGATATCAATTTATATTGCCCGTTCTTTTCTGTGCCGGCCTGGCTGTGATCCGTTGGAATCTCATGCCAATTAACGATCAATGGAGGAAGGTTATAACCGATATCATCATCAACATTCCCGGTCAGGTCAGAAGGTTTGGAAACAAACAAGGCCCATGAAGCAACCCAAAGCCAAAATTCTTCCTCCTTATGGCTGTAAATTGTCAGTTTATCCGATTTGGTACTGTCACGTTTAAAAAATCTTGTTTTTGCTTGAGAGACATCCATTATTCCAAGAAAATCGGCATAGGCCAAAAGTTCAATGTAATCGTTAGGAGAGGGGGTAGCTGTTGCTACAAATCGATATTTTACAATATCGGTTCCCCGGCGATTTCCATTCACACCTTCATCACCAGTGAAAAGTCTCATGAACTCCCGGAAAGTCTTTGAACCTCCAAGGCCCCTTAATATACTTGCTTCATCCAGGCTTACGGCTCCGAAAAATCGAGGGTCGAGTTTTCCGTCTCGCACTGTTTCATAGTTGGTTATATAGATGCCGGTTTCTTCACATTCCTCGATCCTCCGAATAAACTTTGGACCATTTTCCCAGCCTAAAATATTGATAGCATCTTTTGTGAATTCTGCCCTTACTCCTAGTGGAGCAATGATCAATCCTCGACCGCCAACTTTTGTTAACATAATCCTGATTGTTTCAAGTTGGGTAACCGTCTTATGCAGTCCAAAGGAAGTAAAGCAAGCTCTTCTACCTCCTTCAATTAGCCATTTTACCATAAGTTTATTGTGCAGCTTCAGTGCTGGATTAATCTCCTCCAATTCACACGAGAAACCTTCAGGTTGTGCCAATCTGATTTTTGATTTAAGGAAGTTTTCATATTCTATAAGTTTATTCATGGCTTAACCTCCTTAACTTAATCCTTCATAACAATTAATACATACATCTCCATACTCGCCATAATTACCTCCTGTGCCTTTTGCAAATTCTGAATCGCAGTAACCGCAAGTGAGGGTTTCCACCTCTTTTCCATCAATAGGTAGGGCAATACCACGGTCGAGGTAAGAAACATCAACACGCTTATTTGAAGCCCACCAAGTATTAGTAGATTCATTCTGTAGGAATTCGTTAAATTCTTCTAGTCTCTTGGAAAACTCTGAACTTGGCTCCCAATCTTCGTGGACTTCATCGCACCATTGGTCAAAATCAATCGTACTGAAATTGGTTGTTTCGCAAAGCACAAGCATTAAATCTGATGGTTTGATGTCGTGATTTTCGCAATAACTTATGATATCATCTGCATCAAAGAAATAGGTGTCATCATCATAAATGCAAAGCGGTGTTCTGGCATCCCATTCAACAAGCTCCAACGCTTCATACTTCTTACGTTTTTCTATCCAAGTACATGATTCACATCTCTTGGCGTAAGTGAAATGCTTTTCAAATTGGTTTCCGCAGTCAACACAATCATCATGCGTGATAAATTGTTCAATGCTTTGGTGCGGAACTGGTGTTAGGTTTATTTTCCTTCCATCAACTTCTATAAAGTCAATATCTAACTTGCCTTTCTGAACTGGCAAATCTTTTCGGGTTACTTTTTTCTTTTCCATCTCTTAATTTTCTAAATCCATCAATAACATGATTTCGCTTAGGTCCATTCCTGGATATCGCTTAGTGATAAATTCTACCAACAATTTCCATCGATCGCTTTTTGTGCCTTTAAACTTTGAAAGGATCTTTTGATTAAGGATTTGAGTGTCCCTTATTTCATTAATCTTTTGTTCAATCCTGCAGCGGAAAAAATAACAGAAATTCATCTGCTTTCTATATTTTGATAATCCTGTATCTTCATATTTGATACGGTTATTATCAAAATCCAATCGAACTTCCATTAACCACCTTTGAAGGACATACATTTCAACTTCGTTGTCCACTTGTGTTAAGGTAAATCGACCATAATAATCTTCAGGTCTTGCCTTGGGAAAATTTGTAGAACCATTCGGTTCTTTCTCTCGAGGAGATTCTTTTTTAAATAAGTTTAACATAGTAATTAGAATTATATTATATTTGTATTACGGAGATCGTCAGAAATGGGGGGCACCGTGCCACAAAAGCACTAGCATTCGTTAGTGCTTTTGTCTTTTAGTAAAATTGTATTTGAATCATAATTCAAGTTCCATTCTCTACGCTACCATTTTTGACAATTCCATTCCTTGACTTTCAGCCCAAGCTCTTACTACATGGGGAACTACACTATTGCCAATGAATTTCTTCTGATCAGATTGATTTCCGTAAAGTTTATAATCCTTTGGAAATCCCTGGATAAGCTTCAATTCTGAAACTTTCAGCATACGCATTTTGATATCGGAAATTCCATATATTGCCATGAATTCCTTGATCTTTACCATGGTTTCAGAATCATCTTCATAGATTTCAATCCTCACGCTGGTATCAATTAAATACTGGATAAAGTATAGTGGAGCTTTGTCTTGACGTGCAATGATTGTTGGGCAAGGTTGCTCAATATGCATCGTATGACCACCATGTGAAGGATTATATATAAAACCTTTTGCAGTCATTAATGCATGCTTATCCGATGTTAATATTGTGCCTGCCGGCTGATCAATTGACTGATGATTATGTTCACCTGAATACTGCTTATCTAGCCAATGAGTTTGAACCAAAGAAAATCTATCTTTTGTGGGAATTGTGTCCAATGGATCGTTTATGGATTCACACCCTTTGTCATTACCATAGTATTTAGTTAGAAAGCAGGGATTAACTAAATAGTGATGTTTTCTACTAGCCAAAATTGTTGGGGCAGGCTGTTCTAGTGCTTTGGAAAATCCTTTATAAGAAGATGTTAATATGAATGGTTCAATATTTACAAATGCATTACCATCTTTTGTTTTTATTGTTCCTAATGGTGATTCAATTGAGGTTATTTTACTCATAGGATTACCTGAAAAATATTTCATGACAAAGGATGTCCTTACTAATCCTAATCTATTTTGACAAGCTATTGTTGGCAGGGGATCATCCGTAGAAGGTGCTATTACTTTCCCTTGTTTATTCATGGAGTTATATTTCATAATAAAATTGTCTTTACCTCCAGCAATTTCTTTGATCAATCCAGCGTAAATACGCTTAAGGGAATTTTCGACCAAAGGTTTTTTACGTCCAAAAACACTTTCTCCTTCATCCTTAAAATCCAATAGATCCTTTACGGCATTCCATTTCTTCAAATCGCTTCCAAATAGATTAGTTTTATTCGATCCTACCTTAGAATGGGTAGGATCCGGCCATACGATTGGCAGCCCTTTTTTAGCAAAACATCCAAACAATCTATTTCTAGAAGTATAGGCACCAAAATCTGCTGAATTTAGTTCTCGCCAATCATCACGGTATCCGAATGACTTAATATGCTCTCTCCATCGCATCCAATCAATGCCTGATTTCATGCTCAAAGGCTTTCCTCGTTCATCCAATGGACCCCATGACATAAACTCCACTACGTTCTCGATCTGTACATAGTCAGGATCAATGGCTATAACGTATCTATCCAAATGATCAGCCAATGTTCTTGAATCAGCATCCCTGGATTGACCGCCTTTAGCCTTACTGAAATTGGTACATTCCAATGATGCCCAAACAACAACCTTGGCATGAGGATATAATTTGCGGTAGGTTTTTACAATTTCTACCAATGGATCAAGGTTTAAGGTTCTTATATCCTCCTCAAAATGGTAGACTTCGGGATGGTTTTCCCAATGGCTACGAATAGCCTTATGATCGTGGTTCACACATGCAGCGATTATGGCTATAGGATTGCCATTTTCATCACTCGCCTTAGAAAATCCAGTTGTTGTACCTCCTGCACCACAGAATAGATCCACTACAATATATCTTATCGCTTCGTGATTCTTTACTATTTGTGGTGTGAAGGGTTTATGTTGTAATATGAATGCGTTTATCATGATATAATCAATTTTCGTTATATTTTATTTTATAATCCTTTTAGATTATATCATCTATTTCCTCTCGTTCAGGAGCAATATCCAATATTTTGACCTCACCTGTAGAAGAAATTAATAAAGGCTGAACGTTCAAAGCTTCAAGAACTTCTTTTCTTTCTCTAATCATGATAAATGCATCATGATTAGATTTTCTTGATCTATCCAATACAGATTCTAAGAAATTAATCTGCTCAGGAAGTGATTTATAGGTCAATTCAGTCTCACTTAATCTTATCGCTTCATGGTAAATTTCATTTTCTGGTTTTACACATAGCATGGAAATGCACTGGAATATTCCGTATGAGATGTTTTCAAATTTATCCTGCGAATTTTTACCGATAAATCTGATCTTCATTTTCATATTAACTCCTTCTGCCAAGGTTATTATCTTTTCTATGTCCTTTTTGAAATCCAGAATGGAAGGAGTAGACTGATTTATATCCATTTGTTTTAAAACATTACAAATTGGTTTTAGATTTTCATAAGTAGCATAATGCAAAGCTCCTGCTGCCGCGATTACCACCCTTAATGCATCTACCATCTTTTGTTGAAGTACTTTGATATTGTTATTATTATGTATCATATAATATTCGTGACTAACTTGCTGATTTGTCAAGTTTATGATTAAATAAATTTGCAAAACTGTCTACAATGTTAACTTCCGTAAGATCTTCATTTCCCGTAACTGTATTAGCAATTTCTCTTTTCTTTTGGATAAGATCATAGTTCCATTCATCAATGGTATCACGACCAAGAAAGTATGTACACATTACATTGGAATGCTGCCCCATTCGGTAAAGCCTATCTTCTGCTTGGTCCATGATCGCAGCATGCCAGCCAAATTCTATGAAACAAATCTGAGTGGCTACATCTTGAAGCCCATCGACACCCACACCTCCAGCTTTAAGGTTCAATACGATCAGATCAATGTTATTATTGGTTCTGAAAGCATCTACTGAAGCTTGTTTTTGAATGGCATTTTCAGCTCCTGTCAATCTAACCGATTTAGGAAACGCCTTTTGGACTTCAGCAATTACTTCTTTCAAGGAGGCAAATACGACGATTTTTTGACCACTTGCAATTACATCCTGAATAAATTCAAATGCATCCTTAAGTTTTCCCCTGGCAGAAATGTTTTTCAGGATTCCAATTCGTACCATAACTTCACCTTTCATAGACTGCTGAATCTTTTCGTCTGAAGCTTGTTTATATTGTTTCATATAACTTTCAAGGTTTGCCAAAGCATGATCATATTCCTTCCGTGAATCCTTGTTTAATTCACAGAGTATTACTTGTCTAGATTTATCTGGAAGATACTTTTTTACTTCAGGATCTGTCTTGTTCCTACGATAAAAACAATTCAGATTAAGCTTATAATTCAGTTCCTTCAAGTTAGATGCCTGAGTTGGCCCTGAACAATAATGATCAACAAAATGCTTGTAACCTCCAAAATCTCCCAATCTGTTTAAGATTCCCAATTGAGCAACTAAATCCATGGGTTTATTGATAACCGGTGTACCGGTCAAAAGAAAAATGGTTTCTTTTCCAGTTGCAATTCCTTTTGTGAACTTTGTGGCCATTGTTGATAACGCTTTTACTCGATGGCTTTCATCAACAACCAAAGACCTAAAAAAATCAATTGCCTTTTTCTTAAAATGGATATGGTTCAATCTTGCTTTTTTCTTTTTACCGTTTTTATCAACTCCAGGGTCATCTATATGCTCAACAAAGAACTTTTTAAGGCTTTCATAATTCACAATGAAAAATTGAGCCATACCGGTCCGATAAAACTCCTGATAAGTGTTTTTAGTGGAATTGGTCAAAACGAGAGCTTTTCTGTGTACAGTCTTTTCGATTTCCCTTTTCCAGTTCTCCTTGACTGCTGAAGGACAGACTATAAGGCATGGATATACATCTTTGCCTTGCTGGTGCAAGGCTTCAATTGAACATATAGCCTGCATAGTCTTACCAAGCCCCATATCATCGCCCATAATCAACCTTTGCTTTAAAATTGTATAAGCAACTCCAGGCTTTTGATATGGTCGCAAATCCCTTTTTAATTTGATATCTACCGTTAATTCAGGTAGGATAGGTATGATGAAGTTTTCAATAACGGGCCTTTTAATCTTAAAGCCAAACTGTAGATTATATCTTTTACAGAACCTTTCAACTTCATCCCTATATTTTAAGGGAACGCTCCAAGATTTATCATTATGGTTGAATGTTCGTTCTGGCAATTCCTTTACAGCAGCAACTACTTTGGGATTGTACCGAAATTCTATTTTATAAAAATTTCCACAAGGGAATACATTTCCTATTGACATAATTCTTCAAGTTCAAATGATCTTAAAACAGGTATAGTAGTTCCAATTTTAAGGTTCAGCTTATTTTCACTGATAGTTCTTTTGGCATTTTCAAGACCTTTATCTAAATCTTTTACCCTAACCTCAACTTTTCCTTTAGAGGATCTGAAATAACCATATCCTAAAAGTTTCTTAAACTTTTCAACCTCTATTTCATATTTTGACTTTCTTGCCATATTGTCAATTTATTGGAGTGAGGATTTGTGAATCTAATTTTGTTGATGGATACTTTCCAGAAATCTCTGCTCGGATAAACTTACCGATGCTCTCAGCAATTGAAGCATTTTTTATGGTTTCGGTAGGGATATCTCTATATAAATAAGTTCCTCCATTTTTGAACTGAACAAAGAAATCCTGAATCGGCTTTTCTTCATTTGTCGTTTCATTAAATTGAGGTCTGTGACCGCAAAAATCTACATTGCTGGAAGGCAGCTTAAATACTGCATAATCTTCAAAACGTTGATCTACCTGGTAGGTAACGTCAAAAAATGTTATTGTTTTCATAAATTATTAAATCTATTTTCAAGGTCTTTAATTTTGTTTTTCAGAACTTCAACCGTGTAATCAATAATTCCCAAATCCTGTAATTCTCCATATGATAGAATCAATTTGTTACCAGCAATTAATTGAGGTAATGTGTCCTTAATCTGTTGAATTTTTTTTTTGACATCAGATATGTCTTCTTGAATAATTTTTGCTTTTTTATATGTTTCTAAATCCATATTAATTTTAATTATGATGATTTCGCAGTATTTGTAGAGAATTCCGGATTCGAACCGGAGATAACGTCATCTTTGGCTATTGGAAGCATCACACAATATATTGAAATAGTGAATATTCCCATTATTTGTGCAGGTAATCCCTAGTGCAATTTTACTGTCTTATCGTTAATTGATCGATCGTATCAAATTAACAGAAACCAATTCCTTTTATTCTCTCCTTTTAACTAAAGCTAATTTTGTCGTCCCTGATAATCAGCTAGTAAGAACGTAGCCAGACCGTTAAAAAATCTGTTATTTAATTATAATGTTTTTGCAATTCTTCAATGAGAATGCTTTGTCCAATGCTTCCTTGAATGATGAAAGCTGAAATAGTTTTTTAGAAAAAGCATCTAAGAAAAATGATCTTTCTATGGAATAGAAATCAACTTTAGATTTCACGGTTATCTTCCTGATGATATATGTAGCCATGACAATTATTCATATTCTTCACCTTCCGGATTTTCTTCCTCTTCCTGATCAAATAAATCCAATTGTGCATTAGGAGCCATTTTTCCATCAATGTAAAGCAAAGCTTCTTCATTGCAATGGTTTATGACGCCTCTTAATTCATATCCATATTCATAGTTGTCTTCATTATCAGAACCTTCGAACTTTGTGAATGGAGAATTAAGGTTTAAAGGTTTACCACTTTTCCCAAAACGAACTCCAGTCAATGTTACACCTTCATGGATATCAGAACCTCCAATAGAGAAACTATTAACCTTATATTTATCCAAAGCTTCCGTGTCATCATCCAATTCATGAAAATCTTTATTCTGGGCTTCTACTTGATCACAAAGAATGGCTAAATGTGGTCTTAAGAACATCAAAGCATTCTTCATGTCATCATGAACTATGTTTTTTCCAGTTCTTGTGTTTTCAGAAGAAATCTCCTTTGTAGTCTCTATCCCATCAATTATTTCAAAGATGGTAACGAACTCTTCAAAGATTATATCTAAGGTATCCGACTTAGTCAATTTTAGTTTTTTGATTTTCCGAGTGGTGCTGATCTTAGCATCGGTTTTTATTGATCCTCTCATACTTTTCTAAATTGTTTAAGGTATTCATGCTGACAAATTGATACTTCAAGGGTTGAAATCCCTAATTTCTTAGCTATCCAGGAAACATTTTTCTTTGGATAGTTATTGAGCGTTTGTAATGTTAATTCCATCTTATTTATTGTTAAAATTTTTAGATTCTTTATATGCGATCAATATTAAAATGATCAAGACAGTTGTGACTTTCCAAATCATGCTGCAAATCCATCTACATAAAGCCAATATTTAAAAGCAAGATCCTGATATTGTGATTTACCATAATTATACAGTTTATCACCTCGTGTGATCGGAATCTTAAATACCTTTTGATTTACTTTACTTATACCAATAAGCATATCCTTTTCAGTTCCTTCTATATCCATGTACCAGGCACGACTTCTAAAGTAGTCGAAGAAATCACAAGCTTGCTCAAATTCCTTTTGAGTCTTGGCCATTGTCGATTTGATATCACCTCCCATATTCCATTTTCGAACCAACAAATCCCATTTACATCGAACCCCAGCAGATAGTTTAAATTCAAACTCATTGTGAACTATTGGAAATTCGTGAGATATAGATACACTTTGAAAATCCGCGTTTTCTGCAATCATCTTACAAAAAGCATCCTTATAAAAAGATTTCTTCATTTCTTTAGCCAAATCAAAATCTGCTTGCATATAATTGTAGGATTGTCCTTCACAAGTAAGGGCATAATAATCAACCTTATGAGGTTCAGTGATCATATAATCTAATAATGAACCAAAAGCATATGCTTTGTTCTTATCTCCAAAAATAGGCTTTGGATAAAGCAATTCTTTCAAGGCTGACAAATCAGAATTGCTCACTTCCGATCGTATATAGTATGGATCCATTTTTATAATATTTAATCATTCCATTGACCTAATCCTTCACTAGAAAAGGGATGTTCATAATCCCAATCTTCCCTTTCTATTCTTTTCGTTTCTAACATTCTAGAAGAAGCTGGACTAATCCTTGTAGTATTGTTTCGTTTATTAGGGTCAACTGTATTCCAATATTTGTCTTTACATTTAGTATCTCTACGCCCTCCGCAAAAAGCTTGTTGTTTTGTTTTCTTAGTAAAAGTTCTATTGCAGACAGCACAATTTATCCGCTCACCAATCTTTAGTGATTTATTGAGTTCATATCTTGCTTTCAATTTTTTCATAAACTAACTCCTTAGAAAGCCAAACATTTCTTGAAGGTCATTGTCATGAGTACCTTGGAGTTCAATCTTTCCTTTGCTGGATAGATTGATTACACTTCCGGTGCTTAATCTTAATTGATGTGAACCTGGTAATTCCTTTTCAATAGTCACAAAGTAATTTCTTGTCTGCAACTTTGCTTTTACCATCAGCAGTGCAGTTTTTAGGTACATTGTTTCTAAATCTGTTTCTTTCATTTTGATCATATAAGGTTATGGACAGAGAGATATTCCCATTATTTAGTTAGGACCGCCTTAACATCCTCAACATATTGAATGCTTTCATGTTCGATGAATACGTTTTTGGATGTTGCAAGTTTTTCAACATCTTTTTTCATCTGGTTCAAAGATTTTTTACCTATTGCATCCAGATCAAGATTGTTTCCAATATGTTCGAAATATGTTGCGAAAATCATTAACCATCCTTGGTGATTCAAAACTTCAATTAGGAAAGAGCTTTTCGTTTTTCCAGAGTTTTCTGACAATACAGCTATTTCAGCTTGTGCATCGAAAAGAGTTTGCGCACTGTTCATGCTTTGTTCTTGTTCGAGCTTTAATTTAGCTTCCCTTTCCGCTGCTTCCTGCTGATCCTTTAAAATTTTTTCTTCCGCTTTTTTTCTCTTATCAGCCTCTTCTTTTAATCTAAATGCTTCTTCTGATCCAGCTTTTGCAATTCTCTCCAACTCCCTTTTCTTACTTGGTAGCTGATAAATAGCATTTTGTTTATCTGACTCAATATTTTCACGGAAATTTGCAGATAGTTCATCATAAAGATTAATTCTACAAGTGGAAATTATTCTTTCTACTTCAGTACTATCAATGAATTTTGCAACTAATACGCATTCTAATTTATTGAAAGCATCTCGAGGGTATTCCAATTTTACATTCTCGATCTTAGCCTTTGATTCAGCAAAGCTTTCCAGAGTCATATCATTCAATGAATTGGAAATGAATGCTTTGAATTGATATAATTTTTTTGTGTAAGAATCCCTAATTTGCTTTTCGGCTTCAGCTTTAAGGTCCAGACGTTCCTTTTCTACATTTTGTTTTTTAAGGATTTCAGCCTCTTTTTGACGCTGAAGATCTTGTTTATGTTTGGCCCATCCATTTCGATGATTTTGTAGCTTTGAGTAAATACTGTCCGCCTTTTGAGGATTCAAAGGATTTTCAAGGTTGGTAAATTCCGCAGCAATCTTTGTTAAGATTTGAGTAATAGGTGTGCGTCTTTCATTGTTAATTGAAAGTGCTTTTTTTGCGGAACCTTGCCATTTATTAATTTCAGCATCCAAATCATCACTCATTCCTTCAGCTTCGATTGTATCCAAAAGAGATTGAGCTTTTTCTTGTGCTTTATCGAATAGATTACGGTTCATTAATAAAACGGGTTCAGCCTGCATCAAGGTTGAAGAAACCTCCTCAAACTTGATCATTTCATTGTTATTTAAAATTGTAGTAGACATATAAAATTTTTTTAATTAGAATAATTTTGACAAACTTGACAATTAGTCAAGAATTGATTTAAAATTCAGGTTCATCATATTCATTTTCGACAGTCACCGTTTCAGGTTTTTCTAATTCCTGAGCTTCTTCAACAGCTTGTTCGAATTCATCAAAGGAAGGTTCATCAGAAATATCTTTATGTGAAATATCCTCAGTTGCTCCAGCAGCATAGGATTCAGGATCGATACCATAGTCAATCTCTACATGGTTGAACGTTTCTTCCAATTGGCTGAACTTACCAGTAGGAACTTTTGGATATGTGGAGAAGGCATGTTTGATTGTTTTTGCTGCTAAAAAGCCGGTGTCAATCTGTCCATTATTGGAAGAATATAAAGCATTAGCTTCACCTGGAACCATCTTTCTGAGGTTGTTATCCCATTTAGAATTTTGACGTGAAGAATATCCTTTTAGGCGTTCAATATCATCATTATCTAGAAATGGCATTTCAAAAGATCCATCGTGACGTTCAATTCTAACAAAGCAAGCCACAATCTTGGCATCTTTGGGTCTGGATGAATTACGTTCGTAATCTTTTACAACTTGCTTTCCCTTATCATTAAGCCCGATAACGAATTTATCACAATCATATACAATCACAGGATTGTCCGCATATTTAATTTGACCAGCACGCATCCTAAGCTTTAATTCTCCATATGGAGATACTTGTAATGAGGCTCTTTTTTCATAAATATCTTTTCCTTGAGAATCTTTTTGCCCCGTTTTGTGGTTACGAGGAACTATGTAACAATCGGGTTTGCTTCCTTGTTCCAATGATAGGCCATTGACATTGATGTCCAAAAATACGCCATATAAGGAGATAGGTGAGCAGTCACGTAAAGCAGGGGTCTCAGCGATCTGCTTTTTGAAATTGAACGATTCTTTATGGTAAATCAGTTCCCCCTTATCCGTACCATGAATCGAATTATGCATCATGATAAATTTATCCTTTACAGCAGGGATTTCCACAATTTCAGCTGGTTTAGAACTTTGAAGAGTTAAAACCAGATTTTGAGTTTGATTTGACATAGTTTAAATTTTAAATTTTAGTTTTCTAGAAGGATTAATTTGGCTTCCAAAAGAATTCTTTCTTGTGTTATATGTTCTTTCCATTTAAAGAACTTGTTCATATCATCTATTGATTTGAACTTCTCTCGAAGTTGGCATCTTGCCCGCTTTGAGGAGGATATCGTTTTTTTAGGCATTCGACAGTTGTTTTTATGAGACTGATTATAATTAACAATTTGAACGAAAACATTATTATCAACAAGAGTTCAACTAGCCGCATATCTTTTGGAATTAAATTTCTTATTATGTTTTGTAATGAATTCGGATTTGAATGCCTCTTTTTTCATTTCAAACGTGATTCGCTTTTGAGTAGGCATCTCTAATTCCTTCCGAATATGAACTATCCTCATACTATACCCTCCGCCCTTAAAATGTTGGATTTGGATTTAATGTAAATCGCTTTATCATAATTAAATGAATTATCTAAAATTAATATCCTTGAAAACCATGGACCAGCTGGATTAAAAATAACTGAAGCATTAGGATATTTAAATAATAAATGTAATTTCCATTTTTCAAATGCTGTTGGTGTATTAACTGTTGTATGCATATCATTAGGGTTGGGCAAATGATAGTGACCAAAACATACATGTCTCAAATTTTCGACAATATCATCATAAGTTAGATTTCTTAATCTGACAGGAATTTCTAATTTTGTACTCATAACAATTAAAATTTATTTTTAGAGCTTGACAGGTCCAGTGTCGAGCTTTTTTTTTCTATTCTTGAGATTCTGTCAAATCTTCGACAGGAACATTCATACAATCACTTATTGTTTTTAATGAAGCTGCGAGGGTTAATTGATCACTTCCATCCCTTATCCATTTTGTGATAGTAGGATAACTTTTGTTAAGATTGAATGATAACATTGTCTTTACCTTATTATCCTCTTTCAGATAATTTAGCACACTTTCCTTTAACCTTATAGTAGTGATTGGCAT